TCAGTCATCAGCGATCTTCCGGCGCGGCCAGGCAAGCTTGTCGGAATCAATGGTGAACCGCTTGATGTCCTCCACGTCCTTTCGGGGGATCGCTCGACGCCCGGGCCGACTGAGCGCCGCCTGCACGGCCCAGGTGGTGAGATGGAGGGACTGGCTTTCCGGAGCACCGGCTGACGATGCGGGATCGATCGCCGCAATGTTCAAGATCTTGAGGGCTTCTGCGGCATTATCCGAGTTCCGGCTATGTTTCACGGTCAGCGGCGAAGTCCGCCGGCTCATTCTTTCGGCAATGGCCTTCTCGCGCTTCCCGATCATCTTGAGCACCTTGCGCACGGCCATCCGGCTACCCTTGAGCGCCGCCTGGTAGGTCTGCAACTCAAGCGCCTCATCAACCGTCAGTTGGCGCTCAACCCCGCCCTGGTTGACGGTCAGGACCTGGTCGAGGATCACATCGAACGCTGATTGGACGGGCTCACGCTTCTTCCTGGGACGCCCGGCGGGATTGCCAGACTTGCCCTTCTTGAACCGTGTGCCAGCGCCGCCGCTCATGATCCTGCCTCAGAAGGAGTGGAGGCGCGGTGGACCAGCACCGGTTCCTTGCCCGTAAGCTGGGTCCAGCGTTGCATCGCGACGTCCACGTAAGCGGGGTAGATATCGAGACCGCGGAAGCGACGGCCGACGCGCTCGGCTGCGATCAGGCTAGTCCCTGAGCCAAGGAAGATGTCCAGCACCAGTTCGCCCTGACGGGTCACGTCGCAGAACGCATCGGCCACCATCGCCACTGGCTTCACCGTCGGGTGAAGCGCCAGGTCCTCGCGCCGGCTGCCGCGCAGCGAGTTGACCGAGGCATAGTCCCACACGTTGGTGCGGTTCCGCCCATACTTCCCAAGCTCAACCGCGTTGAAGTGCGGTGCATCGCCGACGCGGTAGACGAACACCATCTCGTGCTTTGACCGGTAGAGCGAGCCCATGCCGGCATTGCTCTTGTTCCACACACAGATGTTGAGCAGCGTATCGTAGCGGCTCCCCACTGCAGCGGTCACGTCGTCCATGTGGCGCCAGTCCATGCACACGAAATGCACCGCGCCGTTACGCGAGACCTCGATACAGGCACCAAGGGTGTCGGAAAGGAAGGTGCGGAACGCCTCCTCGGTCATCTCGCCCGACGCCATCGCGAACTCGCGGTGACGTCCCCTGGCGTTCACGTGGCCATTGATCTTCACGTTGTAAGGAGGATCGAGGAACGCCGCATCGACGCTCTCGCCCTCGCCGATGATTTGGCGCAGGAACGCGACATCCCGCCCGTCGCCGCAGCCAATGCGATGCTCGCCCAGTTGCCAGATGTCGCCCGGCTGCACCCGGGTGTTGACGGGTACCTCGGGGATGACCTCATCGTCGGGATCGGCGCTGCCTGCGAGCACCACGTCGATCTCGCCCGCACTGAACCCGGTCAGACCCAGATCGACAGTAACCTCAGGTAACGAGAGATCAGCAAGCTCGAGCTTGAGGATCTCGATATCCCAGCCCGCATTGAGGGCGATCTTGTTGTCGGCAAGGCGTAGCGCCTTCTTCTCGTCCTCACTGAGGCCGGCAATCTCGATCACTGGCACCTGCTCGAGGCCCATCTCCCTGGCCGCTCGCAACCGGCCATGACCGGCGATCAGGTGCCCCTGTTCGTCGGTGAGGATCGGATTGGTGAACCCGAACGCGCGGATCGAGGCGATGATCTGCTCGATCTGTCGCTTGGGATGGGTGCGGGCATTGCGCGGATCAGGAACGAGGCTTTGAACCGCGCGATAGACCACTTGCAGCGGGCGCCCTGGCGTAGAATCGCGGACATCTGGATAAATAGTCATCCCGTCATTTTACACGAAACTGGCAATCTCCGAAATAGAGGCATCCTAAATATGGATGGGGATAACTACTGCATCTATCCACATTCATTTAACTCGCGTTTTTGTTCTTGACCGTTGGTCAATGAATGGCATGACGACTTTACCGCCCGCGCAGCCGGGCTCGCACTGGTAGCGGCGACCATTCGGCGCCGCATAGCCAGGAGCATAAGATGTCTGCCACTAACTCTAATCCGCGCCGCCAGCGGTCGGCGGCAAAGCAGGCTACGGCTCAACGGCCCAAGAAGGGCCCTTCTCGCCTGGACCAGCTTCAGTCCGCGCTGCTGCGCGATCACGGGGCCTCGATCGCCGAGATGGTCGAGATCACCTCGTGGCAGGCCCATTCAATCCGCGGCGCGATGGCCGCCGCGCTCAAGAAGCGCGGCCTCATCATTACCTCGCTCAAGACTGACGGGGTTCGCCGCTACCGCGCGGAGCGCGCAGCATGAGCGCGCAGGTCTCGCGCCTCGTAGCAGAGGTCGGTTCGCTTGATCTCGAGGGACTGCGGGAGTTCTGGAGGGGGCGCTACGGCGCCCCTCCACCCTTGCGCTCTGTCGCCCTGCTCCGCCTGCAACTCGCCTGGCGCCTGCAGGCCGAGGCCTATGGCGGGCTTGATGCCGAGACCCGGCGTCTACTCTCACGCAGCGGGCCGACCGAGCCCGAGGGGCGCCAGCTTGGCGTTGGAGCGATCCTGCAGCGCAACTGGAAGGGACGACGGGTTGCGGTCGTCGTTGAAGAGAACGGATTCCGGTACGAGGACCGCGTCTACGCAAGCCTCTCGGCAGCCGCGAGCGCCATAGCCGGCTCGCGCTGGAACGGCCCGCGCTTCTTTGGCCTGAGGGACTCGGCATGACCAAACCGGTTCGCTGCGCGGTCTACACCCGCAAGAGCTCGGATGAAGGGCTCGACCAGGCGTTCAACAGTCTCGATGCCCAGCGTGACGCGGGCGAGGCCTATGTGCGCAGCCAGGCAAGCGAGGGCTGGACCTGCTTGCCTACACTCTACGATGACGGAGGGTATTCAGGGGGAACGCTGGACCGGCCAGCCCTCACCCGCCTGCTGGCTGATATCGAGCGCGGGCTGATTGACGTGGTCGTGGTCTACAAGATCGATCGCCTGACCCGCTCGCTGTCAGACTTCTCGCGCATCATCGAAGTCTTCGACAAGCACGATGCGAGCTTCGTCTCGGTCACCCAGTCGTTCAACACGACCGACAGCATGGGCCGCCTGATGCTCAACGTGCTCCTCTCATTTGCCCAGTTCGAGCGCGAGGTCACCGGTGAGCGCATCCGTGACAAGATCGCCGCCTCCAAGGCCAAGGGCATGTGGATGGGCGGGGTTCTGCCGCTGGGTTACGATCTGCCCGAGCAAGGCACGCGCAAGCTGGTGGTCAACGACACCGAGGCCGAGACAGTGCGCGCGATATTTGCGCGCTACCTGGAGCTGGGCTCAGTGCATGGACTGCAGCGAGAACTCGCCAATGCCGGCATCGTGTCGAAGCAGCGAACCGCACCGGACGGCTCGGTTCGCGGCGGCCAGCCGTTCAGCCGCGGCGCGCTGTTCCACCTGCTGCGCAACCGGCTCTACCTCGGCCAGATCGTGCACCGGGGAGTCGTTCACGAGGGCGAGCATGACGGGATCGTCGATCCCGCCCTGTTTGACCAGGTGCAGCACATGCTCGACCGCAATGCTCGGCGTCATCGCAACGCCGGCGAGGCCCGTGTCATCAAGGCCCCACTGACCGGCAAGCTGAGGGATGCTGCGGGCGACGTGATGAGCCCGACCTTCTCCCGCGGAAAGTCCGGTCGCAGCTATCGCTATTACGTATCAGCCAGCCTCCAGCAGGGCGCCGCAGACGACAAGACTGTCATCCGGCGGATCTCCGCATCTTCAATCGAGAAGGTCGTGGCTGACGCCCTCGAGCGATGGCTGTCGGCCCCCATCGATGTGGCTCTCGCGGTTAGGCTTACCTCCGCTGGCTTGTTGATCGACCTGCCAGGCAAATGTGCACTCGACCTGGCGAGCAACCTCGCGAACGGGGCATTCCGCTTGTCGCCGCTGCACCGGCTTCGCCTTACGAGCGGATGATCCAGCGGCTCGCGTTTCTCGCGCCGGATATCCAGCGCGACATCATGACCGGCAGGCAGCCGGCTAATTGCACACTCGAACTGTTCAAGAAGATCGAGCTTCCACTCGACTGGTCTGAACAGCGCAGAGTGCTCGGTTGGGGCGTCGGCCACTTCGCCTGATACGGCGCCCAAATACGCCTGTTATGCTGGGCTAACAGGGCCTGTTAGGGCGTTTGAATGCCCTGTTCCGGCGAAGAACAGGAAAACCCCTTCATTAATATGTTAACCCACGGAAGTTACGTGATTTTCTGCGCGGATCGATCGCCGTATTTCCGCCACCGAGCCTGATTTAGGCTCGCGTTTCGAAGTTTTTCCCTGTTCCGCTTGATAACAGGCAAAACTGAACCGATTGCGATATGGCCAGAGACTGGCTCACCAAATCCGGCCCTGAATCTCCGCAAGCAACGCTGTCAGGTTCGGGCCGGGACAGATTGGCGGCTGAATTCTGCCCTGTTCCGCGCCTTTCCGCGGGCGGAATCTATTCAGAGACTAGTGCAGGGGGTGTCTGGCGGAGCGGGTGACAGCCAAACCAAGCCCATAGGGCGTTGAATTATCGTCGTTTCCTATAGGGAACGCCAGACGATACCATGCTTGATACCATAGATTAGAAAATTGCCCTGTCCCGGTCTGGATCAGGCTACCATGCGCCGAGGGGCTGGCTTGGCAGGCAATTCAGGCTCATCGGCCATATGAGGGTCCAGGTTGAGCCGGATAACCAGCCCCAAAGGCGACCCGGCGAGGCCCCTCCCCTTTATGCGTTCGATGATGGCGCGGGCATCGTATCCCCGGTCGATCTTGCTCCCGATCCATTGCGCCCGCTCGCGGCCCAGATAGCCGACACAGACGCCGCGTTCGGTAATGAGCGCAACAGCGCCCGGATCGTGGCGGTTATGGGGCTCCCGAACCAGATGGATCATTTCGCCCGGCTGGCATCGGGCCAGCTCATCCTGCCGGCTGGTGCCGTCGTCGTTATCGAAGCGCTCGCCCACGGCAGGCAAGCTGAAGTCGTTCCATCCCACGCGAATCGCCCCTGAGAACAGGTGGCGAACATCAGCGGCGGCGGGCGTCTTGGCAAGGGCCACAAAAAAGGCGCCCTAGCCGTCGCTAGAGCGCCCTCAAATTTGATCGGTCAGCCGATCGACTGGCTCGTGACAATCAGTTCTCCGACGCGCTTCGATCGTCCAGCCGTGCCAGCGCCAACTGAATAGGTGGTTTCGACTTCCATGACGTTGAAGCGGCTGAACACCTCCCTCGCGCCGGGGGTGGCGTTTATCGACAAGATGAACTGGCCGGATATGCCGAACAGCTGGTCAGCCAGCCGCTCGAAATCCGCTCGGCCGAACACGCCGTCGCCATAGTCCGTCTCACAGTCCCAATAAGGCGGGTCGAGATAGAAGAGTGTGTCGGGCGTGTCATAGCGGCGAATGAAGTCGCCGTAGGGCAGGCATTCGATGGTTACGGGAGCCAGGCGCTCGTGAACTTCTTCGAGCATCGACTGCAGCTTCGTAATGTCGAAGCGTGAGCCTCCCCGAAGATCCACTCCGAAGTTCCGCCCGACTACCTTTCCGCCAAACGCCACGCGCTGCAAATAGAGGAACCGCTCCGCCCGCTCGAGGTCAGTTAGTGTCGCTGGATCGGTGCGCACCAGCCGTTCGAACTCCGCGCGGCTGGTCAGCTTGAAGCGCAGTTCGTCAATGAAGGCGACGTAGTGCCGCTGAAGGACGCGAAAGAGCGTCGTCACGTCGCCACTGATATCGTTTATTGCCTCGGCACGAGGGCGTGATCGGCGGCGAAGGAAGATGCCGCCCATGCCGACGAACGGCTCGGCATAAAGCTTGTGCGGGACTGTTTCGATAAGACGGGTGAGGCGCGCAGCGAGATTGCGTTTGCCGCCAAGATAGGGCGCGACCGGACTGGTCGGCCGAACGGGATTCGACTCCATGGTTTCCAATACTCTACGGGAGCCCCGCCCGGTCGACGGGTGCGGGGCGTTAGCGGCTAGGCCAGCCGCGCGTGACGAGGGGCAAAGCTCGTCGGTTGCCGTGTTGGCGCACGGCACCCCCGCTTCGGCCTCGGCCAAGCGGACGTGTCTCGGATTTAGCTAGATAATGTGAAAAAAATGCTCATTTCCTCTTGCAAAGGAATGAGCATTTTGTTATCAAAATCAGGCCGGAGGGGAATAAGCCCCGCCGGGTAATCGGAGAAGAAACGATGTTCTACATCGGCTTCTACATCCGGTTAGCGTGGAAGAAGATACGGCTCCAAATCGGCATCTTCTTCTAACTGACCGCCACCGGGAACCGCCAGAAGAAGCGGGACCGGGGGCGGGAATGCCGATAGGTGAAAAATGACCGAAAAGCAAGTTTCGCTGATGTCTGCTGCCCAATGCCGCATGGCGCGGGCCGCGCTGAATTGGAGCCTAGACGATCTGGCCGAAGCGTCGGGCATCGGCCGCGCCACCATTCATCGCTTCGAGAACGGCGGCGAGAACGTAAAGGCCAACACCATCACAGCGCTGCAAACCGCGCTCGAGGCTCAAAAGGTCGTGTTCTACGTCGACGGGCCTTTGCGGGGAGCGGTAAGGTTGGCGGCCGAATGACCCAGCCAGCTGCAGATTACATGATGCGCGGCTTCCTGTGTGTGACCGATGACGCGGGACAGGAAGTCGCGGGCTCGCGAAGGAACCTCAAAAACGTGCGGACAACCGCCGATTATGAATCGATTTGGCACAGCCTTGAACGAAGAATGGCCGAAGGTTGCCAAGTTGTGCACAGTGATCGGCTAGTATTGCCGGAGCCGTAACGGCTCGATACATCACTTTTCGTCAACCGGGGGGACGACCATGTCACGCTTGAAAGCGCTGCTGCGCTTGATGTTTCCAGCGCCAGAGCCTGTAACTCATTGCATTCTTTGTGGCGAAGCGATCGACCAGAGCGACCACAGCGACTGTTCGTTCGACCCTAATTGGGTGATTAACGGCGGCGGCCTGTGATGCAGGCTTGGCGGCTGATGCTTTGCACAACGGTTGCATTGGCCGCTGCCGCTTGCGACGGGTCCGTTGCCCACCTGGCGGAGTGCGATGCCGCGATCGAAAGGTCGTTGGTGGGTTTCACAAATTACACCCGGTCGGCTGGATCGGGCACTCACCGGAAGCTGGGCGCGAGATACGTCGTCGACTACAGCGTGAAGGATGGTGCCGGGGTGTTGAGCAACGCGACCGCGGTCTGCGCCTTCGATGGCGGAGCGGCCATAATCACGACCAACACCCTACACTGAGCCGGAAATCGGGGCACCTTGCGGGTGTATTGAACGGGCGTAGAATGCCGCCGTGCCTATGATTCCCTACGTCTCGCCCGATCAGGTGGAAAAGCTACTGGCCAAAGGCGGCCTCTATGTCGCGCTGCCGCTGAAGGACAGCACCGACGCTGCCGAGTTCTTCAATCGGATGCTCGACGAACTTCAGGGCGAGCAGGCGCTGTGACGGCGGCGCAGGCCGAGACAACCGATGAAAAACGCGCAAAACGGCTCCGGTGGACTTACAGGCGGCAGAATGGATGCGGGCACGAAGCCCAATGGCCGATCGTGGTTGCGGAGTTCGTGCGGATCTACGGACGCGCGCCAGAGAAAGGCGAGGCTGAGTTCATTGTGAAAGACGCTTGGCGCGAGGCGCGCGAGTTAGCCGGTTGGACTTACGATTACAGTGTTCAGGGGTGGCGCCGCGTTGACGGAACGCGCGTCACGGAAGACGACGGCCGCGAATGGCGTCACCTGTGAAGCAGCGAGGACTGATCATATTGCCGGCGTCGGCAACATGATCAGTCAGCGGATTTATCGCTTGTTGGCCTCCGACAGCTTCGCCTGAAGGCGCGCGTGGCCCTCGTCGTTGTCGGCCTGAATATCTGCGAGGGCCGCTTTGGCTGTGGCCTGATCGTCAGGGTCGAGCAATTCGACGGCGGCTTCAAACAGCGCGATAAACTCAGGCGCGCGGCTGGCGATAGGCCCAATGACGGGCAGCACGGCGAGCAGTTTGGTCAGGTCCATCGTCATTCTCCCCCCTCGGCAACAGCGAACAACTGCGCCACAGCACCAAGGGCGATTGTCTGGGCGGCCGCATAGCTGTCGGCATTGCCCGCCCGGTAGGCCGCGCGAACGGCTAGAACGGCCGCGTAAGCGCGACGATCAAGCTCGGCGAAGCGGTCGGCGCTGGCCCCACGAATGATGCCGACGTCGACGCCAGTTTCGACGGCCAGCCGAACGGCCGAGTATGCCAGTTCGACCGTGAGGGCGCCCTGCTCGTCCAGGGTCGTTTTATCGGCCGCCTGAGCGGGCGAAGAGGGCACCGTGCCGAGGGCAGACGGATTGCAGCCAGCCAGCGCCACGGCGGCGCTGACCGCAAGAAGCAGTCGTTTCATGTGCTTTCCTTTCGAATGCCCGCATCAGCCAGCGGGAGGGCAATCAGGAGGCCTTGCCGCGCGCCGGGCTGGGCTTAGGTCGTGCATCCACGGGAACCGGCTCGTCCTGCGGCTGGTCGACAATCACTCGACGCGGGCCGCTGTCCTTTTTCGTGAACCATGCCGCCATGGCGAGGCCGACCAGACCCTGCACCACGATCGCCTGAGCCAGCGTCTTGAACAGGTCGTTGTCGGCAAGCGTGCGGTCGTGCTGCAGCATCAGCAGGACGATGAACGTCAGCAGGAAGATGCCAGCGCCCGCGACGCCGCTCGGCGATACTCGGCCGATCTGCCGGTCGAGAAAGTCCCAGAAGGTCACAACGCACCTATGCGGGTATCGAGCCAGCCGACCATGAAGTCTTCGAACTTCCCATCGGCTCTCGCGAGTGAATAGTAGTGCATGAACTGCAGGCCGTTCAGCGCCTTCAGCATTAGCTGGCGGGCCTTCTCTGCGCCGCGTTTCCGCCGCAGAGCCTGAAAGGCCGAGAGCGTCTTCGGGCCGATCTTGCCGTCCTCTACGACGTCGGCATAATCGACCGCACGCCGGTTCAGCACGTTGAGAGCCAGCTGAAACCACAGCGCGGCGCGGGCCTGCCCGGCGTTCACGCCGCTGTCGATCACTTCCTCGGCAACGAACGGGTCAATCTCGGCGATGCCCAGAAAGCCCGGCTTCTCGATATACTCGCGGCGATAGATCGCTCGTGCGGTCGCCTTGGGCAAATCGCGCATCGAGCCCTTATAGCCGTTGGCTCGGGCGACCTGCTGAGTGATGCCGAATTTCGTGGCGCCGCCGGGATCCGAAGGGTGGTCGACAAAGCCGCCCTCGCGATCGAGAATCCCGTCGATCATTTCATCGATCGTCACTGTCGTCTCCTTTGATACGCGCGCCCAGCATCGCGCCGGTTTCGGCTTTCTCCGCCGTTTCGAGCGCGGCCATTTCGCGGCGAACGGAATCGAGCGTGTCTTTGCGTTGGCGGGCCGGAAGGTCGAACAGGTGCAGGAGCGAGTAGAACAGCTGCTTCCAGCCGCCGATGCGATGGCGCATCATCCGCAATTCGGCCTCGCAGCGCGCCCGCTCTTCAGCGAGGGAGCGTTCCAGCTTGTCGACCCGCTCGGTTAGCTGCTTGACGAGTTCCAGCGCCACGCCGTCGCTCTGGGCACGGCGTTCCCGCTTGTGGTCGAGCCAGGTCTTCACCAGACCGCCGAGACCTGCCGAACCCAGCACCCCAATGGCGGCACCGATCCACGCCAGCGCGCTCAAAACTTCGCGCCCCGGCTAGACCAGACGCAGCATGAGGCGACGATCATCCCGACGACAACCGCCATCACCATAAGCGCCGCCAAGGCGAGCAGGATCGCCTCGCCAGCTTGCAAGTCATTCATCAGCAGACCTTTCAGGTGAGGTAGGGGTTAGTCTTCGACCGCTGCTGCGGTTTTCGCGGCCATCCGCGCCAGTTCATCAGCGATGAAGCTGGCCGCCTCTGACAGCACGAGGTCGGCCATTTCGATCAGTGTGAGGCCGCGCATGGGCGCCTCTGCGGACAAAATGCCCTCCACCTCGGTGCCGGACTTGATCAGCAACGCCTCAAGCACCTTGTGCTGATGCGCCCGCGAGACGTGCGAGGGTGGATACTCAATGTCGGCCTTGGCGACCCGGTCCAGCACGAAGGTTTCACCGTCCCAGCTTTCGCCGAGCGTGGGGAGCCGGGGCACCTCGACTGCACCCGCAGGGAGCGCTTCGCCGTCGTCTGCTTCGTGATAGGCCGCCCCATCCGGGCTGGTCAGCATATAGAACACGTCTACCCTCCATTCGCGTAAGCGTTGCCCGCCAGAACGATCATGTAAGAGCCGTTGGAGCGCGCGTAGAACCGATATCGCTGCACCGATCCCGCCGTGTTCCCAGTGTCGACGGTCGTGTGATTGCCCGACGACGGGAACGGCTGGCCGTTGGTAAAATCGGGCGTAAATTCCTCCCCGCCGATTGGCGCGAAGGCCGACCCGTTCCACTTATACCAGCGCGTACGCCCGTTGACGGTGCCCGGTGCGAGGCTCGAAAGCTGGTAAATGGCCTGTAGGTTTGCCGAGCCGCCCGCGCCGATCTGAACGACGAGTTCGCCGCTGATAGCCTCCCATGCCGTGCTTGAAGGCGTGCCGGAGATAGAAGCGAGCGCAGTGGTGCCGCCGGGCGGCGCATCCAGCTGGCGCCTGAACTTGACCTCGATCATGCGCGTTTTGCCGAGATAGACGGCCTTCAGCACCGCAAGAACGTCTGTGCTGATCGCGGAGATAGTCAGATTCCCGCCGGTGAAAGACGAGACCGTCCACGTTCCGGTCGCACTGTGCACCGTCCACGTCGCACCCGCCGATTCGTCGACGCCGTCGCGCCACAGCTTATAGGGCACGACCTTCGGCAGCTGGCCTGATTTGGCGTTGCCCTGCCAGTCGTAGAGAACGATCACCTCGACCTGGCCTTCGATCGAGCTGGTTACGTCGGCGGCATTCTCCGGCTTGTTCGCCCCCGCAACATCGTCCCACAGGTAGGGCGGAGTTCCCTTTACGGGTGTGTTCCACGTGTAGTTTGATGACGAGTTCGGCCGCTGCCCGAAGCTCATCCAGATCGGATCGGCCCCGGCCGGGACCGCGCCGACCGTAGCATACCAGCCGGACGGCAACAGGCTCGGGCTTGGCGTTGCTGGCTGCGTGGCGGAGCGGCGGAAGATGATCTCTACCCCCGCACCGTCAAACCCGTTTTCGGCCATCTTGCCGACGCCGAGCCAGCCGGGGGTGGCGGTGCCCGTAGTGCCGGTGACAAAAGCCGTTCCGCGTGCCGCATAGAGCGGGTTCGTGCCGGTCGGCACCGTGGCGCTCCATCCTGCAGGCGGGGTCAGCACCTTGGTCGTGAAATTGTAGCTGCCGCCGGTCGGTGTGGAAGGAGCAGAGGCGGCGCGCTGATAGACGTTGAGTTCAGCGACCGAGAGGCCGTCTGCGCCATCCTCGCCGGGCGCACCGGGACTGCCCGGGTTTCCGTCGATGCCCTTGTCGGCGACGAGAAACCAATAGGTGTTGCTCGTCGCAGAGGTCGGCGGGGCCTGATTGGTATGCTTCACCTTCGCCGCGAAGGAACGGCCCTGATAGGAGACGCCATCGTTGCGAAAGTAAGTCCGGCTGTTCGACCATGCGCCGGTCCAGTTGACCGTGGCGTCGTCGATCTTGCGCAGGCCGGAGCCGTGGAAGATCACTTCGCCCGGCGCGCTGATATAATTGACGATCAGTGTCGGCCGAATTCTGACGACCGGCCCCTGTCCAAACGAGAAAGGTGCCGCACCACTTGGCAAGGGAGCGGGGTTTGCGGGATCTGTCGCGGGGTTCGGCGACGCGAAGCCGCCAGCATGGCCGCGCGCATATCCGCGATACGTCCGGCGGCCGACCGTGGGAGTGTCGCCCATGGCCGCGATGTAGAGGAAGCTGCCGCCCAGGTTGTTACCCGCGCGGTCCACACCAGAGAGGCCAGCATAGAAGCTACCGGCGGCCGGCGTGGTGACGAATTCCAGATCGAACCAGACCTCGTAAAGGTCTTCCGGGCTGTAATCGATCCACTGCGGGCCATGGGCGTGAGTGTTGTCGTTGCCGCTGTTGTTGCCCAGCTTGACCGAATAGCCGCCGCGATTGTCGCTCGGCACGATGCTGATATCGCCGGTGCCCGGCCCGGTGGCGTTCCAGCGGCGAATGAAGGCTTCGGCCGAGCCGTAGTTCATCCCGTCTTCGAACGCGGCCGAGGCGGCATCCCGCAGCGTATTGATCGTAACCCGGTCAACGATGCCGTGATAGGTCGCCTCGACCGAGAAGCTGTCGCGGGCGGCAATGCCGCCAAAGGCCGTGAACGCCGCGAATTCAGCCGACGAGATACTGATCACGTCGTCGCTGATCTTCGTGAAATAAGCGCTCGCGTCGATCACGTCCGCGTTGCCCGCCAGCAGCAGCGTGCCGGTTGCATCCCGGATGCCCCACGTTACCGGGCCGCCGCCGCCGTTCTGGCGCTGCGCGGTGAAGGTGATGGTCTGGGCGACAAGATCGCCGTTGCCGTCATACTGGAAAGCCCGGCCGCTCGCATTGACCGAGACGAGCGGCGGGCTAATCCCCGTCCCGTCGTCCCCGTCCGTGCCCGCTTTCGACTTCGCCAGCGAAAACACCTTGTCGACGGTCGAACCGCTCGGGGTATGCGTGGCGCGAAGCGTGAGCGTGGCGACGTCTTCGCCTACGTCCAACCCGCCGTCGACCTGATAGGCGCCAGTGGTAGCGTTGACGACCGCCCCGGCGTCGCCGCCATAGGTCAGTCCCTGAGGGTTGCTGACGACCGAGAAAACGGTAGCGGCGGCCAGCGCGGGTGGCACTTCGAACACGCCGCTCGCGCCGGTATAGCTCAGCACGTTGCCCGCGCTGCCTGCCGGTAGCGTGTGGCTCTCGTTGGTCAGATAGCCAGAGAGGGCAGCGGCGCTGCCGGGGAAGCTGGTTTCGGCCGCCTTCGACAAGCCCTCAACCGATAGCGAAAGGATACTGACGTTCTCATCGACCTCGATCGAGAAGTCGCGATAGAAGCCGTAAATCGTCAGGCTGCTCAGGCTGTCGTCGGCGATCCAGAGCGACGGCTTGCCCCGCACCGCGGCGAGCCGATTGCACACCCTATCGAGGGCAGAGGTGGCGATCAGCGCGCGGGTGGCCATCCGCTTGGCCCAAGCGCGCTCGACAAGCGTGACGTCGCCGAATTCGTCAACTTCCTTGCGGCTGAAGTCCGTGATGCCAGCCGATGGCGAGGATTCGGTTACGCCCAGCGGCACCAGTCGTCCCGCGAGCAGCGTGCCAACCTTCACGTCGCCCGGGCCTTGTATCGTCACGGTGATCGCGGAAGCACTCACCGGGATATTTCGGAAGATCACCTTTCCGCCAACGACCGGAAGCAGGACATTATAGCCGGTCTTCTGCACGCGCACGGTCGCCGCCGTGACGTCGAGCAGCGCCAGCGAATTTATTCCGGTGCCGGTCAGGGTCGCGATGATCGAGCCGCTTGCAGTGGTGACTGAGCCAAGCGCCTCGTCGAACATGGCCCAGCGGTTCGTGGGGCCGACGTCAATCCAAAGGCCGGACTCCCCGGCAGGGTCGTGACCCAAGTTGCCAGCCGCCGCGCTCTCGTAAATGCGATGCGTGGCCGTCTTGCGAACCCTGGCGCCTTCAGCATAGGTCGTGATGGCCGACCATTCCGGCGAAGCGTCTTCGGCAACGCTGCTCGACGTCAGCACCTCGTCGGTAATCGTGATTGGCTGAATGAGACTGAGGGACGAGGTCTGCCCGGCCGGGGCGGGATCGCTTCCGTCATCGGCCGGCGCTTCAATTTCGGCCAAACCATCGACCGTCAGGGTGCAGAAGCTGAGCGGCGGCAGGTTCAGGTCGATTTCAAAGCTGCGATAGAAGCCGTTGAAGTTGAGCCATGCAAAACGATCGTCGGCGATCCACTGCGCGGACGTGGCGCGCAGGGACGTAAGGCGCTGGTGCAGGCTGTCGACGTCATCAAAGGGCAATGCCAGCCGCACCGACATTCGCCGCGCAAAGCCGCGTTCGACAACGGTGGTTACTCCGAAATCGTCTGTCACCCGGCGGCTGAAGTCGATGATACCCACGGTCGGCTTTACCTCGACCGTGCCGAGGTTCAGTTCATCACCCCCGACGACTACTTTCATGCCGCGACGCTCACCGCTTCGCCGCCGTTTGCAGCTGTGACGTTCTCAAGGGTGCGCTTGATCGCGGCGGTATTGCCAGCCGTCGCCGCGTGGCCCGAATTGTTGTCCGCCCGCATCTGCGCGACTTCATCCCGGAGCAAATCCAGTCCGGCGCGCAAGTCCACGAGCGAGCGTTCGCCGTTCTCGTTGTTCGCCTGCGGCTGGGTCGCGCCGATGGCTGCCATGAGCGCCTCTGCCGTCTGGGGCGTGCTTCCGACCGAGAACGATTCAACGAGCTTCATCGTCTGTTCGAGCGATGCCGCCGTCTGCGCCTGCACGCGGTCGAGTTCCTGACGACTGGTCGCGTTGTCGGCCGCAAGTTTAAGCAGCGCCTGCGAAAGTCCTGGCAGAAGACGAGCCGCCTCCTGATCGCCAGATCGGGCGGCCGTGGTCGCCGCATTGAACTGGCCCATGGCCGAAGCAAACGTCGTCGCACCGCCCCCATCGCTAAGGCCCCGGATGCGCCGGACTTCGTCTTCGATGCTCGAACCGATATCGCTCCACGCCTTGCGCAGGTCTTCCGCCGCGCGGGCGGCTTCCTGCGCGTCCTGCAGCGCCCAAATCTGCTCTTGGAGGGCGCGATTGCCGGGATCTAGTTTAGCCAGGTCAAGCGCGCGGAGCGCGAGCGTGTCGCCCTGCACCTCAAGAAGTTTGCGTTCCAGATCGGCGCGCTCGGCCAGAATATCCGCCGCACTGCGGGCGCCGTTAAGCGCCGCCTGAAGGTCGGCGAAGGCCGGGGCAAGCTGCAGCAGCATGGCGTAGGTTTCGCGACCAGCCGCCGTGTTGAGGTTTTGCGCTTCGACAAGTTCACGGAAGCCCGCGAGCGTCGTCGGCATGGAGAGGCCCAAGCCGGTAAACACGTCGCCGAACTGAGCCATGCGGGCCGCCGCCTGCTCCTGAGCCGTATAGAACCGCTCGAAGTAGGTCTGGGTCGCGCTGCTGAGCGCGCCGAGGCTCTCGAATTCGTCGGCGAGGCCGAGCTTCGCATCGATGCCAAGGTTCGCGGTTGCGCTGCCCAGCATCCCGAGAGAGGCGGTGACCTGCTCGACGGTCGAGGCGACACGAACGACCGTCTCGAACAGCCCTTCGCCGACGCGCTGGAAACGCTCCATACCCGGGAAGGCGGTCTTCGCCATCTGGTCGGCCGCCGCGCCGAATACCGCGCCGAGCTTCTCCTTCACCTGCTCGCCCGTGAGGCCCTTCAGGTCGATCTTGCCGATATTCACGACAAAGCTGTTCAGTCGGCGCTGGACCTCGTCCGTGGCAAGGCCCAGCGGGTCGGCCGCTGCGCTAATCGCGCTGGCAAACTCGCGCAGGATCAGCGTGAACTGGCCCTCAAGTCCGGCGTCGGCGGCGGTGAATTGCGTTGAAGTCTTCTTGCTGGTCGTGATGCCGAACAGCTTCTTGGTCTTCTGCACGTCCGAATAATAGGAAGCGTCGAACCCGCCCCCCAGAATGCTGCCGAGCGTCTGCGGGCCGCCGTAAAGGCCGCTTCCGGTAACGGTCGTCTTCGTGCCGAACAGGCTGCTCAGAATGCCGCCGACGAGCGGAATGGCGCCCAGCACCGAACCGAGCAGGTTTGACTTGAAGCCTTCCACGACACTGCCATCGGCGTTGACGTCGCCCGCGCGCAGAACCTGCGACGCAACGCCGCCGATCTGGCGGTCGATCGAGCGCAGCGACGCGGCCATATCGCGCGACGTGTTGAGCATGAGAAGGTCAACTTCCTTCAGCGCATCGAGCGAGCGCTTGATCGATTGGCTCTCGGCCTTGCTGTCGCCCAGAACGGTGCCGAGGCCCTTGTTCGTCTCTTCCTGCCGCTTGCTGCCGCCAAACGACCCGGCAATCGCGATGCCGATGGAGGCGAGCGCGGCGGCCGTGGCGGCACCAGCCGCAAGGTTGAGGGGGAATGGCAGGCTGGCGATGGCCTTCGCGACGGCCGCAACGGCATCAGCGGCCGCCCGGGCACCGCTGTTGGCGACGCTGGCACCCGTCTCGATCGCGTCTTGCGCGACCGCACGAACGGACAGCGCGAATTCGACCGCACGAAAAGCCTTCTCGGCCGCCATAAGGGTTTTGTAGCCGGCGGTTTCTTCCTTGAAGAACCCGCGCGCAGCCGTAGTCATATCGCCCATGGCGCCGACGCGCAGAGAGGCCGAGCGGATGGCAAACAGGTGGTTTTCCCGCGCTATCGCGGCCTCGGTGTAACCTGCTCGGCGAATCTGCTCGTCGCGCTGGTCACGCAGACGCTGGTCGGTGGCGTGGAAGCCGGTCAGGGTCGTCAGCGCCTTGCCCATCGTCTCGCCGATCGGGCCGAAGGCGGCCGCCATTCCCTGCGCAGCGTCTCGCGCGTTGGCGTCGATTTCGCCCAGCACGTCGGCGGTAAAACGGAGTTCCTGATTGAAGTCGTGCTGCTGCTGGGCGAGCTTGATCTGCGCTTCGGCAATTTCCTGCTGCTGCGCGATATGGGCGGCTCCGTCCTCTGGGCTGAATTCCCGGGCTTCGCGCGTCGCCCGCAGCGTCGCCAGCGCCCGCACCCGCTCGGCGTCCGTCGCGCCCACAAGCCGCAGTTCTTCACGCAACTCGGCCAGCCGGTCTTTGCCGCTGTCCTGCGCGGTCAGGAAACGGCCCTCGGCCTCCGATGCCCTTAGCTGCCGGTGCGCGTCGCGCTGATCATCGAGCGCGCGGTTCACCTTGGCGATTTCGTCAGCGTACCCGCGCTGCTGCGCCACTTCCAAGGCCGCTAGGAGCGGTATGGCTTCGATGCGCTCTTGCAGAAGTGATGCAGCGCGCTCGGCTGGCACGAGCCCGCTGGCGACCAGCGAGTTTATCTCGGCCTGCGCGATGGCTTCCTGTCGGATCGCGGCAGCGCCCTTGGCGGAATCCGCGACGCGCTCTGCTGTCATCAGCCGAATTTGGCGCTCGGTCATCTTTTCAATGTCCGTGCGCTTTTTGATCGCGTCGCTCTCGGCCTTGACCCGCGCGTCGGCGATCAGCGCGGCGCCGGTGGAAACGCGGTACGCCTCCGCCAGATCATAGAGGTTTCCGATCTGGGACTCGATGGCTCGGTTCTCGCGGGCGAGCGATTCCAGCCGCCGCTGCTCGCCGCGATTGGAACGGGTCGACTTGCTGTCGTTCAGCTTCTCGATCTGCGCCTGATATTGAAGCGCGCTCTGCAGGAAGCGACCGTCGCCGGTTGCAGCGTAGGCTTCACGCAATCCGTTTACCGCGGTGGTCAGGCTCTCGACTTCGCGTTCGTTGGCGTCGAGGCCAGCGGTCAATATCTCGACGTTGAAGGCGTTCCGGTTCGCGACGATATCGAAGCCTTCAATGGCCTCTTTCAACTCCTTGATTTTCGCCGGGGTGGCGCCCGCCTTTTCGAGATAGCCGCCATACGCAGCCGCACCCTCTGCGAACATTGGGTCGGTCATGAATGCTTCAATTCGCAGCAGTTCAGCTTGAGCAAGGTCGAGCGCGTCCTTCGCCGCGTTGCGGTCGGCCTCGGCCTTCTGCCGGGTCGCATTCGCCGCGCCGATCGCGGTTCGCTCCACTTCGCGGTTCTGATCAGCCAGAAGCTTGTTCACCTCGACAAGCTCGTCGGCGGCCATCGCCGCGAAGTCGAATTCTTGTGCAAGGCTCTTGATGGCCTTCGCAGCTTCGTCGGCTTCGTTCCCGCCCTTGAACAGTTCCTTGGTAAGCATCCCGACGAGCATCAGCGCGCCAGTGATCGCCAGACCCCACGGTCCCATGAAAAAGCGCGCTACCTTGCCCGCCGCGCCCTCGACGTTGGCAAATTGCCCGGCCAGCTGCGCACCCTGCACCGCGAAGGCGTTAATGGGGTTCGCGCCCATGGAAACCTGAGTGATGAAGTCCTGAACCTGATAGCTGGCGCCCATCATGGCCTGACGGTGCGCACCGGCCGACATGGTGCTGCGGCCCATGCCGCTTTCCAGCCCATCAATCTCCGCGCTGGCCGCTCGGATGCGCGCGGCCAGTTCGGTGAGGCCCTGATTTTCGGCCGCCACGGCTCGCATTTCCGCGCGCATCTGGCGCACCTCGGCAGCGGATTTGCCGAACACCTCAATCTGGCGATTGAGCTGGGTCACCATTCGTTCGCCGGACTTCTCGGCTTGCATCTGCTCGCGGGCCAGATCGCGCAGGCTACGGGTAGAGGCATTGCCAAACGTCTCGATCTGGGCAGTCGCGCCGCCCAGCTTGACCATTCCGCCGGTCGCCTTTTCGATCTTGGCAGCATCCGCGACGATCTGAGCCGTCGCCCGGTCCATGCCGTTCTCAAGCTGGTCGACGGCCGCGAAAGACGCGCCGGTATCGATTTCGAAGCCTACCTCAAGGGTCGGCGATCCATCGGCCATTGGCTGCTCCCACGGCAGCGCGCCCGCTCCCAAAGGGGCGGACGGCTGATACGATTGAGGTTGCGGGTTCGGCGGCTGGAACGCGCTGCCGGTTAACCCAGCACGCTTCGCAGCCGCTCTTCTTCGATTTCGCGTTCTCTGGCCGAAACCGGCGCCCGCCAAGGTGGCGCGCATTGCAGGCTTTCGGCCGTGCGGCTCATGCTTAGATAGTCAGCGGAAAGGCGCCGAAGAAGGCGGGCTTCCCATGGCTGCAGCGCCGTGCCGGTGAGCCGCGACCATGCGTCAATTTGCGACCAGCTGATCGGACTGGCGCCCATGCCGGCCGCCTCGGTAAGCCCAATCTCGACCAGCCGTTCGATGAGGTAGGGTGCAGGATTGGGCGGCATCTTCGGCGCGATTCCATCACGCTTCAGCTGCTCGTGCCGGGGCAGAAAGGTCGGGGCCTTCTGCCCCTTTGGCACCTGCTCTGGGTCCATCTTCGGCGTGGCATGAAGCCACGCCAGAAAACGGACGTAGAGACTTAGCTGTTCGCCGAGCCGCCGCTGAAGTTTCCCCAGTCGTCCACGAATTTCGTGACCTGGCGGCCGACGAAGCCAAGCGAGCGGTCAAGGTAAAGGGCCTCGAACAGTTCGGCGCCCTGCTTGTCGCCAGCCGGAGGATAGGTGAGGTTTTCAAACCGGGCGGTGATCGCCGCCAAATCTTCAGCGTGTTCCTTCGCGCGCTGCTCGGGCGGCGCGACCGTCGCCTTGCCGTCGTTATCCTGCATTCGCTTCAGTGCGCGTGCCGACTGACGGGCTTCGACGGCGGCGAATTGCTTGCTGCCGGGACCATAGACGTGAATGCGAACCGGGTTGCTGTTCGCATCAAACAGCGGTTCGCCCTTGGCGTCCTTGAGGTGAATTGCAGCCGTGTCGGCCACGGCAATCGTCGTGATATCCATGGGTTCTAACTTTCGCGGGAAGTTGAGGGATGCACCGACCCGGCACCGTCACCCGCGATGGCGGGCCGGGCCGATGCCTGATGACCGGCGGATTGCCGGAACTCGTTAGCTGCCGGGCGCGACCTTGATGATCGCGGTGCTGATGCCGATGCTCGGGTTCGCCATGAGCATCGCGTTCGCAGCGCCGACATTTTCCGGGTAGCCGAAGACGCGACCCTGAAAATACCGCTTGGCCCCGCTCGGGTAAGTTACCTCGAACGAATAGAGTGCGGTCGCGTCATCAGAGGCCGTGCGCAAAAGCGTCTGGCCCGCATCCGTGTCGTCGTGAGCGATCGAAGGGGAAAGCGAACCGTAATTCGTGCCGCCCTTGTGGGACTGTCGCGCGCCGCGCAGGGGCTGGAATTCGACCATTTCAGTGTTCGCGCCGAACGCGCCGATCGATTCCACCTGGCCGACTTCAGTATAGGTCAGAGCCGCATAACCCGACCCGGTCTGGGTCGCGGGTGCGGCGGCGGAGATTGCGAGCTTCGTGCCCGCAGAGGTCATCGTAGTCATAGGTATTCACTCCATTCGGCGGGCCGCAGGTCGCGGCGGGTTTTTCCGTGCGGGCGGAAACTCGATTTAGGCGGCGGAGCCTTCGGAAGCGGCCGCATCCTTGGCGCCCTTGGCGCCCTTGGGCGGCGCGACGAGGCCTGCCTTCAAATAGTTGGTGAACTCGCCCTCGGTCAGTTCGACCTCTGTGTCAGCGTCGAAGCTGCGCTCGGTTCCGGCATCGTTGAAGTTGCGAACGACGACGGCTTTGATCTTGGCACTCATGGCAATCTCCTGTGGTCAGGCTGGGGAATCGAACGAAACGCGGAAATCTTGCGTGCCTTCGAATGAATTGCCGGGGCCAATCACGTCCGGTCCCATCCCGGCAGTCAGCACGGCGACATTGTTGAAATCGCCGATGGTGCCCAACTTGCCCGCGCAAGCCGCGCGCACCAGCTTCAGGATCGGAGCGACGTCGCGATAGGCACCCGCCCGAACGGCAACGGAAATTCTCTCGATCGTGCGCACGACCGCGCCGCGCTTCAGCATCTGCTCTTCAGTCATGCTCACCCGCCGGATCAGCAGGGCTGGCAAGGGGGCGTCGTCGGGCAGTCGGCCGGCCTTGATCCGGGCGATCGGAACGGCCGCAAGAAGCGCTTCGCTCTCATCCAACAGCGTCGAGATGATCGTAACGCCGCTCATTCGTCGCTCTCCGGCAATTCGGGGCCGTTCAGGCCGTTGGCGGCCAGTGTCCCGTCAATGTGAGCTTGGGCGGCAGCGATGGCCTCCGCTTGCTTGGCGTCGAGTGCTGGCCGCAGGAACGGGTACGGTCGCGCGCCGCGGTGGAACACGGTGTCGCCGACAAACTTCCCGCCGATGACCATGGACCCGTCGCCCTCGGCCTCCCTCACCGCTTGGTTCAATCGGCGAGTCCCGATGCCTTGCCGCTGGCTGGCATCGACCGTGATGAAGTGCGGATCGGTTCCGTATTCCAGCCAAGGGGCCAAGTAGGCGTTCGGGCCTTTCACCTGCACCTTCGCTACCACGCGGCCGGGCACGTCCTGCCGCGTCGAAATCTTCACCGCGCCCGCCACTTCGCTTGAAATAGATCGAGACTTGGCCTCGTCGGCGATCACCCGCGCACCCGCCCGGGCCGCTCCGCGAAGAACCTTGGCTTCCAATTCGGCTGGTATCTGGCGGATATAGGCGCGAACCTCTTCGCGCCCTTTCACCGTGGGCATCAGGCCCCGTTGCCAGCCGAGCGGAAGTCTTCGACCATGAATTCCAGCCCGTCGCGATTGCCAAGCTCGGCTGGGCCGGAAATGATTTCCATGACGCGGGCGCCCATAACGAACCGCATATCGGGGGTAACGTCGTCGCGGTAACGGATGCGGACCCGCGCAGGCCGACGTGAGAGGTTCAACCCGTTGTCGAGCCGCTCGCCGCGGCTGGGCAAAGCGTCCTGCACTTCGGCCCAGACTTCAGCGACTTCGCTCCAAGTGCCAGCGCCTGCGCCCTCAATGCTGTTATCGGGCACTGGGCGCATGATCTTGAGAAGCCGGTTCAGGCGGCCAGAATGAAGCTTCATACGAACCGCCGATAATCGCGCGTCAGGCGCTTCACGATCGGGGGGTCTTCAGGGCTGTCGGCCCCGCGATCGTAGAAGTGCTGAACCAGAAACTGGATGGCGAGCCACATATCTCGCCCGGCATCCACGTCGGCCATTCCTGCCGTGTAAGTAATCATGACCGCCGCAGGCGTCTCATTCGTCTTAGGCCATGCCGCGCTGGCATTGCGAATAATGCGATGACGCTGGCCGGTCAGGTCGACCGTGTAGATGCTGGGGTCTGCGTCCTGAAGGTCGCCAGCCGCGTCAACATACTGGACGAGGTCGACGGACGTGACCGGCCCCTTGGGAAGATCGATCACGTCATAGAAGCTACCCAGCGTCAGCTGCCATTGCTGCTCTGAAATCGAGATAGCCAGGTCGCGTTCGAGGTGCCGGACGGCCGCCGAAATTAGGGCCTGAATGGTTGTGTCTTCCCGGTCGTCCGTGACGCGGCAGAACTCCTTGGCCTCTGCCAGCGAGACGGGTTCGGACGTCGGCGGAGTGATCAGGGTCAGGCCCATTGGCTTACTTCCCCGGCAGCGCCGCCAATGTGCGGAGATATTGTTAGTTTCGATAAAAATCGGGGGCGAACGAACAAGTCTTCCATCGTCAGGTATCCTGAGTTTAGTCGAAACTGTGTCAGCGAGGGACACCTTTGGACGGAAAGGTTGCGGCACGCCGCATTGCGCTGCTTCAGTCGTGTGAAACCTCGGGGGGGTAGTCACATGAAGTTGTTGAAGCTGTTCGGAGTTGTACTCGGTCTATTCTGCGTCCAGCCTGCTCACGCCGCCACGATATTCCAAATTTCTGGAATTGCCGACGGCGTCATTAGAGGCGTGGTCCCTTGCGAGATGATGGGTTGGTGCCCCGAAGAGGAAAGACCCTTCTCGCATGTCTTTAATTTTCTGGTCACCGCCGAGCCAAACGATCAGGGCGTCTACAATTTCACACATGGGCCGAGCACCAATGCCGGCATTCACCAGGTCTCGTTTCGCTCGCTCGGCGAAGGCTTGTTCGAGCCTATCAATCTTACCTATTACCAAGGCCACTGCCACATAATCCCCGGCTCGCACTGCGAACGCACCGCCAGCACTCAGCAATTCTCCATCGTCGCTATCATCCCGGGCGCAGTTCCCGAACCGGCCACTTGGGCTATGATGATCCTCGGTCTCGGCGCCATCGGATGGGGCCTGCGTCGTCGCAGGATCGCCCACGCGATTATTGCTTAGGACGTTCCGGCACCGGCAGCAGAATCGGGCGCTGTTCAAAAGTGAACGGGATCGGCTGGCGGCCAAGGGTGCCGTCGCCGAGGTTGCCAGCCGTGCAGCTGAGCAGCTTGTTCAGACAATTGCTGTCCCAGCGGAACCGTATCAGGTCGTTCCATGCCTCCATGTAATCAGCGTGAAACGTGGTGCCGGGCTTCTTCCCCAACTGCAGATCGCTGGAAAAGATTAGCGTTTCGGGCCGTTCCAGTTCGCTAAGTGACCACGTGATGCCGAGCGTTAGTTCGGGGATCAGATAGCGATGCGTAACCGGGCACGTGGGGCGGCCAGTGTTCACGTCGCGGGTGCGGTAAGCGAGGTGACTCTGGTGATCTTCGCTGTCGAGGTCAGGATTGCGCCAGCAATCGGGCGCCACAATGCGGGCGTGCAGCTTCGGCTCGCCCCGGCAATTCCTCACTGCGTCCGGCAGATTGGCCCAGCTGCCCTGGGCCGTGTTGCAGTCGAAACGGACGTGCGGCGATTGAGTGACTAACTGGTGATAGTTGGTGCCGAAGATGGCCCGCAGGCCAGCCGGAATGCCAACGCAGCCTAAGTGGGGCGGTTTGGTGCATTCGGCTGCCGTGGCCGGTTCGCGCTTGTAGTAGAGGCTGATCGCGTCCGGCTGAACGACGTTGTAGTCGGCCAGATCAGGCGACGGTGTAGGCCAGCCGGGAACGCCAGCCTTGGCCTGCAGTAGCGCGGGGATCCAATAGAGCGAGCGATTGAGTGGGCCGAGCTGACAGCTACTGTCGCCGCTTTTCCGCAAGCTCTCATAGGTACTGAATGCGTCGCCCGCCGTGTTTCCGAAGAGCATATGGAGATGCGATTTGCCGGGTTGTCCCGGGTAAACGATGGCATCGTCATAGGCGTATCGAGCCGTGTTGCAGACGAACCGGAACGCGCCGACGTTGTCTGGGGCCATCGTGCCGGGAATATCTGCCGGCCGAATCCACTCGGCCATGTTCACGCCGTCGTCGATCGGGGATATATCGCTGACCGTCAGCGGCTTGAACGCTGGCGGATCGGGCATTTCGTGGCCGCCATGTTCGCCCGGATCGGGAGTAGGCTCGGGCTCCGGCGTTGGCGTTGGAACTGGCGCGGCCTTCAACTGCTCCGCCAGTTCCAGTGCCTTCTTCAAACGCAGGTCTTCGCTGTTGTCGGCCGATTTCGCCGCGTTGTTGAAGCACTGGGCGTCGGCGATCAGGGCAGCGATATCGGCTGGCGTGGCAGAGGCCCGGCTGACCGTGATGGTAGCGCACTTGGTCGTGTCCTGCTGAGCAAGGACGGGCTGCGACGAGCAGGCCGCCATGGCCAGCGCGATTAGGGAAGCGATGAAACGCACGGTCGTTCTCCCTACGGATTGAGGCCGACCGCCAGAATCATCTGGTAGCCGAAGCCGAACTGCTGAACTGTGGGGGTGTTGCTGGCGTAAGACTTGGCGACGAAGTAACCGGCGCCGCCATTGATCGGGTCGGAGAGCAAGACGACGAGTTCGTTATCGAACAGGTCGGCGATGCCTAGCTGCGCGCGGCCGAACATCAGGCGCATTCCGCCAGTCTCGAGCGCGATCGCGACGTCGCCTGAATGCGGATCGTTGGTCAAGTAGGTGTCGGCCAACTTGGATACGGTTCCGAAGTCCGCATCGTCGGCGTTCAGCAGTGCGCCGGTCGCGAATTCCGTCTTGTGGTTATACGGTGAGCCGCCGACCGAAACGGGATACACGCCAGCGGGGAGGGTCACGCCCTTCGCTGCGGCCAAAATGTAGAACTGCCCGACCACTGCGACGGCGGTCATGGCGTTGCCATTCACCGTCACGCCTGCGGGCGTCGTGTTCTTCCACATGAACATCGCGGGCCGACCCGCCGGGAACTCTGCCGAGAATGTGTGCGGGTCAGGCGTGGTGAAGTCGAGGGCATGGATTTCATTGACCGCCTCGACGTCGATCGGGTCGCCAGCCGCCTTTGTCGTGACAGAAAATGTGCCGGTGACGCCATTAATCGAAATCGTCTGGCTGACGGTGCCTTCGAGATAAGGCGAGGCGCTAAGCTGAACACTGACCGCGTCGCCGTTCATCACCTCTAGATCGCTGGTGCCAAAGGATCCGCGACCGCGGCGAAGCGTGCCGGACCCGCCAACCTTTGAAACAGTAGCTTTTTGACCCGGGCCAAGGCCGCTTACAATAATGATGCCAGTGCAGACCGCAGATGGCTCCACGTTGGTCTGATTGTCGAAGGTGAAGGCGCTCGGCGTCGTGCCCGTCGCGCCGTCCCGTATCGGGTTCATGACGGCGTCATGCACCTGGCGCATGATTGGGTAGGCTTGGCCGCCCGACCCGTTCCAATGGAGGCGGTCGTTGGACTTGGTGGGGTCGTCGGGAGCGGCAACACCGTCCGCATTGGGGCCAAAATAAGGGTGTTCGGCAATTGGGAAATAGACGTCGAGCCAGTCGCCTACTCCGGCGCGATATGCGGCATTTACCGTATCAGCTTTAGCGTTGAAGCCGGTGTAGCCGGGGAGGGTTTCACCGGCAGGAAGTACGCTGTTGGCGCAGCAGAGCATTCCCGGCCGCGCCGACTTGCAGGCAGCGAAATGGCTCTGCACACCACTGAGGAACGTCGCTGTGGCCATATGGGCCAGGTCGTTCGCGCCCATGGCCGCCGCGTGGTGAGAAACGTCGTCGTCCGCGAGCATGGCGGGGCGTTCTGCGTCAAGGTACGCGATGCCCTCGCCGCCCTTCGACCTGTTGTTCACATTGATGGACGGGTTCGCCAGTTTCCATTGGTTCGGTGGGCTGGCCTCATGGGCCCAGATGCTATCGCCGATCGGCACGTAGCTGGTCAGCGGGATCGGCGGCGCCGCTTCGACCTCGTCCGTGACCGTGAGTGTCAGCACTGTATCGCGCGGGCTGTTGGTCGCACCGGCGAGTGTCTCGCGAACGGTGAAGCTATGGCTGGTCGCGGTTTCGTAATCGAGCGCAGTTGCCCCGCGCTTGATCGTCGTGCCGTCCAGCGCGACCCTGCCGCCTGCATTATCGACGAGGGACAGTGTCGAGCCGGACTTCTTGCCCGAAATCATGCCAGCGACGGCTCCCGCAGCAGCCTCTTCGGACAGCGTGAAGGTGCCGGTCAGCGCTGAAAGATTGATCGTCGGCTCGGTGCCGAGCGGGCGCCGGTCAGTGATGCTGAGTCCAAGTCCTAGCACGACGCCTCCAATCGCGACCGAGCGCGGCCTTGCTGTAATGTTGACGACGCGAGCCACATTCAGGCTTCCGGGGCCAATCGAAGGTCGATCACCTTGAACCCGCGCAGGAATTCGCTCGGGGCGACCTTCTCGACGGTCCAGCGGCGGCCGTCGGCCTCGATCACGGTGCCGACAGGCAGGCGCAAAGTTGCGCTGGCCGGGAACGACACAGAAGCCGTGCCATCGCCCTCGGAAAAGCCCGCAGCGCCGACGTATCCGTCTAGCGAAAGCTGCACGCGCTTGCCGCGGTTGACGTTCATAGCTGGACGACCTTCAAAACGACCGTGCGCTGAAAGCGCCGGGGCGGGGTTGCCGTCGTGGTGACCGTGATTTCGACAGGAAGGTCGACGCCGCCGAGAAACAGCACGTTGTCGCGAAACTCTTCCTCAACCTCGAACCAAAGCTCGATATTCGTGTCGTCCGCGATCGAGGGGCCGTGATCTTCATCCTCAAGGATGGTCAGGCCGAGCGCGACGGCTTCCGGCATCAGCGTCACCTGAGCGACGTCGATCACTTCGTCGCCGGTAAACAAGGCGCCGAGGCCGACGACGTAATCAGCCCTGTCGCTGGGATCGAGAGGCTGCGCCCAAACGGTCGCGCCGGAAGGAATGGGCATTTAGTAAAGCGCCCAGATATCGCTGGCGGAGCCGCCCGTGCGCACTTCTTGGCACACGATCGGGTTATAGCCCTGCTGCAGCGGAACGTCTTCGCGGACGGAGCCGGAGGCATCCCTGATATTCGCCGTGCCAGCCTCGCCGACGAGCAGGCAGCGACAGGGGCCATTCGGAAGCGCCGCGTCGGCCTTCGCGACCGGGACAACCATATCGGCGGGCGCGCTCGATGCGTCGCCATACCGATAGTCGATAGGATTCGATGCCATTGGGTGCTGCCTTTCAGGCTGCGATCACGTTCGCGGTCGCGTTGCTGAGTTTCTTGGCGTTGCCGCCGTTGGCGGTGCTGGCGGTCACCTCGCAGGTGATCGGAAAGCCCACATCGGCGGGAACGGGCACGTAAGTCGTGCCCCCATTGCCAATGTTGAGGGCGCCGCGCTTCCACTGGCGCGCAAACGTGGTCGGAGAACCCGACCACGTTCCATTCGATACCGTCAGGGTGGCGCCCACTTGAGCCGTGCCCGTGATGGCGGGCGCGACCGTGTTGCGAACACCGCCAGCGTGAGCCGCGCGGCGATAAGCGGCAGCGCCGCGCCCGCGTGCGATCGACCCGCCCACGGTTAGGCGCCCTTCGCAGCCGGATCAGCCGCTTTCTTGTTGCCCGCCTCCGGGGCGGCCTTGTTTTCCGGTTCGCTGGCTTGCTTTTCAGCTGCGGCCTTCTCGGCGGCTTCCTTCGCGGCCTTTTCGGCCTCAGCCTTGGCTTCCGTCCCAGCGGCTTCCTTGGCGGCCTTCTCGGCCGCCTTCTTGTCGGCAGCCTCTTTTGCCTTGGCCTCGGCGTCTTCAGCTTCGCCAGCGATCACCTGGCCGCTTTCCTCAAATGGAATCTTGCTGCCCTTCTTGACCTCGGCGGCGGTCGCCTCGCGAACAAGGCCCTGCTTTTCCAGCGCGGCGAACCGCGTTTCGGTGATGTCCTTCAGGATCATCCCCTCGGTTACGGTGCCGTTGTCGCCGTGATGGTGCGAAAGCACGAATGCGTTCTTCATGTCCGTTCTCCGTTACGAGTCCCTCTTCGATCGGTCGGAGGCTCCGGCCGATTGAAGAAGCCGGGGCGCCCGCGAACGAGCGCCCCGATTTCAATTTGCGGAATGAATTGCGGGCTTAGAGCAGCGCGCCCTTTACGAGCGCACCCGGGCGGCGAACCACGAGGGCGAGCCGCTTCTCAGCGCGCACGGTCAGCATATTCTTGATGAAGTTGTCGCGGTCCTGATCGGAAATACGGACTTCCGTATCCATGCGATCAAAGATTTGTGCGGCGAGCTTGAACGCGCCGGTCAGGAAGTTGCCCGCCCCGATGCGCTTGGTTGGCACAACAGGGCGACCCCACAGAACCGGCCCCGCAAGCGCCTGCGGATTGGCGAACAGGTATCCGCCCGCCGAATCCTTCGTCAGTTCGATGCCAGCCCACGCGCTCGGATGGAGAACAATGCCATCCGGCGAGTAGTCGGCCAGTTCGACCTGCAGGATTGCAAGGCGCAACTGATCGATGCGGGTTGCCCCGGTGATAGTGATCGGGGCCGAATACGCGGTCGCCTGAGTGTAAAGGCCGTTCAGGTGCTGGCCGGTGCCATCGCCGAGCAGAAGTTCGGCGTCTTCGGCATCGTCCAGACCATAGCGAAGTTCGCCGTCGACCAACGATTCCAGCTGGGGGATATCGTCCATGGCCTGCCGGGAAATGGGAACCCAGTGAGCGATGGTGCGAACCGGCGCTGTCGCCACGTCCCAGACGTAGTTCGATTCCGGCTTCTCGGCCGTTTCCGCCACCACGGCCGCATTGTTGGTGCGGGTCGTCTGGTAAGCATACTCGATGGCGTTGCTCTCGGTTCGACCCGGGGTGAGCAGGCTGCGGATGCGCGGAGCCGGGCGAGTAAGCCCAACGATTTCGCTCTGCCGATCTGGTCGGATAAGGTCGCCGGCCGAAGTCGTCGCCGAGGTGATCGCCTTCACCGAGAAGCCGACCGTGCCCTTGCACCCGCCCTCGACGTAAGCCTTCACTTCCTCGTGATTGGCGATTTCGTGACCGAGCGACTTGAGGGTCGGCTCTTCTTCGCCGCCCCGGCGGCTCTGCGCCATCTTCTGCGACAACTCGGTGATTTCACCGCGCAGGCCGGTCAGTTCGGTAAGGGCCCTGTCGGCCTTTTCCTTGGCTTCGTCGTTGATCTTGTCGCCAGCTGCCGACTTGGCGCGGAATTCGGCGGCGAAATCCTTCACCTGGCCGAGCGTTTCGGCCAGCTGCTTCTGCAGCTGCTCCAGATCCTTCGGCGCGGCAGGTTCGTTTTCGTTCTCCTTCCGGCCGAATTCCGGCACGGCGCGGGCGAGCGAATGGGCCGCCGCTACCGCGGCGAAACGGGTCATCATGTTCATGAGAGTATTCCTAACCTGCGGACTTCAGCGAGAAGCCGCTAAGGGTGTCCGATAGGCCCTTGAGGGCCGGGCTTGTCGTCGTGGCGCGGTCGGACTCCCTCCGGCGCAAATCCGCGAGGCCGTGGTTGACGAGTCCAGCGGCTCGCGTCTTCGAGAAGCCTGCTTCCCGCAGGAACTTCTCAAACTCTCGATCTGTGGGCAGTTCGCCATGGGCGAGCTTGAATTTCACCGCCTCGACCCGGGCGTCATCGTTCGCCGGGAACGTCACTAGGCTGATTTCGACAAGGTCCAGCTTGGTCAGCGTGCGGATGCCGGTCTTCTCGTCAAAGCTGCTCTCGCGGACCCAGTATCCGATGGACAAGCCCGTCACCGTGCGAGCCTTCATGTGCGCATGGGCACGCTTTTCCATCGCGCCGGCTTCCAGAAGGATTTGACCCTCGCCCCACAGGCCATGGTCGTCCTCTTTCAGTTGCGACCAAGCACCGATGGGCTCACTGCTCCGGTGCTGCCACAATACCGGAACGGGGCGGCCCTTGGCCTTCAACTCGGCAAGGCTCTCGGTGAAGGCGCCCGGGGCGACTACCTCCATGTAGCTGTCAACGACGCCGAAAACGGAGCCATAGCCGTTAAACGAGCCGTCATCGCCGACAGCCTTCACGTCAAAGCTGAAGTCGCGGACCTTGAGCGCGCCGGTGTGCTTCCGGCCGAATTCGGGGCGCTGGATCATAGTTGTTCTCCGAAGGCAGCTGAGATGCTCGTGGGGAGCGCTTTCAGCCGGGCATCAATGAGGGCGTCGATATCGTTGCCGAGCAGGTTCATCAGTGCCGACCTGGCGCCTTGTTCGGCCGGGGCCACCTTGCCGAGTTGATCGAGCGGCACGAGATTGGATTGCACGGTCAGGAAGTCGTCACCGGGCAGCGATGGTAGGTTCTCCCGATTGCGCATTTCGCCGCGCGTCATCACGCCATTCTGGCCGAACGCGGAGTAGAGCGCGGCGCGCGCCGAGCTGTCAGCAGCCATCAAGGCTTCGCGATTGATCTCGGGATAGACCTTCTTGCGTTCTTCCGGCGACAGAAGCTGCTTTTTGACCGCCTGTTGAATGTTCGTCAGCAGAGGGTTCAGCAGCAGGGTCTGCCAGCCGAGCAGCAGCTGCTCGATGCCGCTGCCCCACATGGTCTGCCCCTTGGCGGCGTGGCCGATCAGCATCGGCAGCATTGCAAACCAGCGACAGACCTCTTCAACGTCCCAGTTGCGCGAAGCCAGCAGTTCAACGTCGGCTGGCTTCATATTCAGCGCCTTGAACGTGAAGCCCTTTTCCAGCGGGATGATCCGTCCGCGCTTCGCTTCGCCGACAAAGCCGTCGAAAATGATCTGCAAGTCAGCCCTCTGCTCGGGCGTCAGCTTGGTATCTCCGGTTTCCATGAAACCAGCCGCCTGAAGGCCGCGCAGGAAAGTCTCAGCTGACACTTTGTTCGCCGCAAGCGCGCCGCCGAAAGTGCGGCGGCCATAATCGAGGGCGGATAGGCCGACGTCGCCGCCGAGCGTCATGCCGCGAAGGTGGAACACCTTATCGGCGGGCAGTTCTTCGGTCTTCCCCCGGTCAGCGATCAGATAGCGGCGCTCGTTGTTCCGATCGCGCTTCACGGTGACAAGCTGCGGAGCAATTGGGGTCAGCGCTGTGGTGCGCTTCCCGAGCGTTTCCTTCTCGGCGTAAGCGTTGCCCCACAGATCGAGCGCGGCGACCTGACCGGCCCAGAATTCGGCCGCCGTTTGGTCCCTGTTCGGTTCTTCGTGAACCAGATCGTAAAGCCAATGGTCGGGACGAGATACGCGGCCGCCGTCCGACTTCTCGAACACTCCCATGCCCATAGCGCCGACGACGTCTGACTTCAGTTTGACGCAGGCCCATGCCGTCGAAAGACCGAGCGTCGTGCGCTGGTTCACCGTTTGGCCGGCGGTATCGACGAGCCAGTTCGATTGCAGCGCCCGGCGGGTCGGCTGGTCTTCGGTCGCACCGCTCAACTTGCCATTGTCGGACGTGCCGAGCCATCGCAGAGCCGAACCGACCCAGTCCCAGCCAGCCATTAGGCAGCTGCCTTCATCTGGGCGATGAAGTCGTCGATCGTGTTGTCTTCCTCGGAAGGCAGCAACATCGGAGCGATAGCGTTGAGCATGGCGTCCACTCCGTCGATCTTGTTCGGGCTGTTTGCGGTTTCCTTCTTCGGCAGAAGGCTCCCGTCCGTGCGGCGATCGACGACGGCATTGCCGACCATCCATGCCATGACAGGGTTTCCGTCGTGCCGAAGGCGGCCGGGGCCGGATTTAACCCGCGCCTCGATCGCTTTCGCCGGGTCGGTGTAGTTCTTCGCGTTCTTCGCCATCTGGACGCCGAACGGATTCTCGGCCTCGCCGAAATCTTCATTCAGCCGCGAAGCCATGGCGAGGCCGCTGTTCCATTGGTCGAACGTGGCCTTTCGCGCGGCCAGCTTTTCCTTGAGTTCTCGGATCTTGGCTTCGATCACGTTGTGATCGATGAAGTCGCCGGGGGTCGGGGTGAGGTGACCATCCTTCGCCCAGCGCTGATAAAGTTCAGTGATCTGCTTTACCGACGTGTCTTGGCTCTCAAGCCGGGCTTCCGGCACGTAGAACCACGGCTTTACGAGTAGCCGACCGTTCCCGTCCTGCGCGGCCAGCACCAACGCTGAGAGATCGTCGACGTTCGAAAGGTCGGCGCCGATGAAACAGTCAAGTCCGGCGAAATCGTCCAGCGTCAGCGAGGGGTCAGCGCACAGATTCCATTGCGTGACGTTCAGCCAGGCGGAGAGTGCGCCGATCCAGATATTCAGGCGCTTGGTCTTGAACTCACCCTCGGCCGCCGGGTTTGACTTGGCTTCAATCGCATACTGCCGAAGCTCTTCCAGTTGTACGGCGGCACCAAGAAGCGGATTTGCCTTGCACCAGTACCGCTCGTCGAACGGGTTATCGCCTACCTTTCGCCCGTCGCCGTAATCCTCAGCGCGATCGAGCGTGAAAATGATAACGAAATAGTGGTCGGCAACGATGGTGCCTTCCAGCACTTTCGTCGCGAACGTCCGCTCCTCGTAGCACGGGCCGTTAATGTCCGAACCGGCCGTCGTGATGATCCACATAAGCGGCTGCTTTCGGGCGCCGAAAGCCGACCGCATTACGTTGAAAAGGCCCCTATCCTTGTGCGCGTGGAACTCGTCGAGCGTGACAAGGTGCGGGTTATGGCCGTCCTGACTCTTCGACTTGGCGTGCAACGGCTGCATATAGCCGCCGTTGTCCTTGCTCTCGATCGACTTCGCCCACGCGATAAGCGCGAAGGCTTCCTGAAGGTCGGGCGTCTTCTCGACCATCCGCTTAGCGGGATGGAACACCTTCTTCGCCTGATCGAAGGTCGTGGCGACCGTCAGAACCTGCGGGCCGACCTCGTTTTCGCAGGCGAGGCAGTAAAGCGAGACACCTGCGGTCTTGGTCGACTTGGCGTTTTTTCGCGCGACCTCTTCATAGACCATGGTGAAGCGGCGGAGGCCGGATTTCTTCCGACGCCACCCGAAAACCGTGGTCAGAATGAATATCTGGGCGGGCTCAAGGTCGATTTTTCCGCACCGATCGAGGTGGATTCCGTCCTCGGCGTGCGGACATTTGCACCAATTGCCCTCGATATGGGGCAGCTTCTCGATGACGTCGCACACGTCGTTCGCGTGCCAAGGGTCGAAAACATACTCGAAAGCGGCCGTTTTTGACCGTTTCAGGTCGTCCAAATGGCGCTGAGCGGCTAGCCGAACCCACTTACAGTGCCGCTTTTGGGCCTTATCGGCCGCCGCAGTCTTGGCATACTGCAGCGCGATCTCGGCGTAGTTGCGATCATGCTCAGTCGGCGCGAACTTCGGCAACGCCTTACGCTTCGGCGGGGCCTTTTTAGCGGCGGGCCGCGTGCCCGTTGCGCGAGAAGGGGTTGCGGCTTTGCGTCGGGTCATTGGTCACCTTGCCGACCCGGCTTTTCCGACCAGCGATGCCGAGCAGTTCGGCATACTGCCGCAATACCGTGAGGTAGGCGGCGGGAGGCGGCTCGCCGCCAGAATTGAATGCCTGGCGCACCAGCGCTTCGAGCGAACAATATCTGGCGAACAGCGAACTATCGATTTCAGCGAGGCCGGCCGCCATCACGCGGCCCAGCTCTTCCTGCCAAACGTCGATCGCCTCGGCGGTCAGATAATCCGGCTGAACCGGGGGATCGCCCGGCACGATGATTTCCGCTTTTGCCCCGTCGCGTACCGGCTGAAGGGTGCCCCGAGCGAGCTTCGTGGAGGGCGGTTCTGGCTTTCGGCCTCGCTTCACCGGACCCTCCTGAAAATTTAATTCGCCCCGAAAATTTAATTCGCACGCGCAGAAAAAGGCCCCGGGTTACGGTCCTACCGTAAATCGGCCCCTGACTTTTGACCCGCCCTCCCCCTGTTCAGGCTTGGTGCCGGTTTCGTGAACGCGCTCGCGCGCTCTCGCGCGCCGTCTTCGCCTTGCTGCAGGGGTCGCACAGGCCCTGATAGTTCCCGCGCTCGTCGCTGCCACCTTCAGCCTTTGGTGTGACGTGGTCAGCAATCCGGCTGGGCGTGTAGCGCGGCGGGTTATGTGCGAGGCAGAGGCGACACAACGGCTCTTCCTCAAGCACTCGGGCGCGCATCAGTTCGTGCGCGCGGCCGTAGCCTCGCTCTTGCCTAGACTTGCGCGACCATCCGGCGACCGGCTTAGGGGCGCTTGCCTTACGCTTCAGCTGCGGGGGACGGCTGGGCATCGGTCGCCATGGCGATTGCCTCGCCGTCTATGACGAAGGTCACCGTCACTGTGTTGAAGGCGGCAGCTTGGCAACGGACTTCGCAAGCCTCTTGCTGGGGCAACGGCTTCCCCGCTTCGTCGCAGAGCATCAGCACCGCGCCACTCGGGCTTGACGCATCAAAAATGGTGCGAACCTGAAGCTTCATGCGATGTGCTCCGGAATGAAACCCGCGCCATCCCGGGAGAGGAAAGGCGGCGCGGGTAGGACGGGTGACTCAATAGCCCGCCTTTGGGCTTGCTGCGGGCTGGACGCGACGCCAGCCATGCGGGGGAACGGAACTAGTCGGGTTTTGGCTCACCGCTTCCCCGGCTTGCCTGTCATCCGACCTATCGCTTTCAACTCCGTCCCAGCCGCGTGTGTCTCTAGGGCCGTCGTCCTGCTTCCCACACCGCCGCAGCAACTATTGATTTCGGGCAACTCTCTAACTTCGACCGGAGCGATCCGGTCGAGCGATGCGCTATCAGGGCTGTTCGCTTCCCGGGGGGCAGGGCCGCAGCCACACTTTCAAACCCGTTCAGCTACTACAGCAGCGCTGTTCCCCATCTGTATTCAGGCTCCTAATCATCGTCAAGTGCGCGGCAAGACGCCCATCATTGCGACCAACCATTGCTAGTTTTATCATAATTTGGCAGGTGCTTGCGCCGTATGACCACACCGATTCCTACACACTCGCTAGTTCGTCTTTTAAATAGCACGGACACATGGCCTGCATTCGAAGAAGATTGGCGATCGCAATGTGACTCATTCGATGAAGATTTTGAGCAATTTGCTGCGGCATCGCTTCCAGTGCTTAGGGAACAAGCTGCCTTTGCAGCAAGGGACGTAGGCGTTTACGCTCTGCAGCGAGACGATGGCGTATTCGAGGCTGTGGCCCACGCGTCAAGTTCGTACATACCCGGGTATCAGGGAAAGGTGCTTCGAGTCAGGCACATGCTTCTGTCGCCTAACTTTGACTTCGGCGAATATGCTATGGGTGACTATTCGCGTGTTTTGGCGCGCATGGTCGTGCGCACGATCGCGCTCGCAGTTGGTGAACTGCCTTCACGTCATGTTAAATTTCATCTGCGTAGTCCTGCTGACAGAGAGTTTTTTGCAGCTTCTGCTGAAGGCATTAGCGCGAGCGACGCGTTCTACGATGTTGCAATTAAGGGTTCATGGCTCCATATGAGCCTTCGTATTGGCGAAGCCGATGCAAACGAGGAGAGACAGGTTGGCTGACAAACACGAGACGATGTTCGTCGCTGCGTTTGATGCTGCAATCAGGAAAGTTGGCTTGGAGAAATTCAAAGCAACTTCGCTTTTCGGAACAAGCGAATTGCCTGTTGAGCTCAAAAAAGCAGCATAATTCAAACTGCTATCTGTCGACTGTTGAGCCCGATTATCGGGCTCATTTTTTTGCTCCGAGCAATCAGACAATCTTTCACAGCGCCTGACAGAATGGTTGTAGATAGCGCGGGTCGACTTGCACGGACACGGGGAAATTCGAAAAAGCGACCAGCACGAATCGCCCCCTGCTGCCCTCCACTGTGCCGGTCAGGCCCTCGAACCCGCCATCGGCCAGCCGCACCTGCTGTCCGAGCCTGAAGGTGGTCGGAGAGATGCGCGGGGCCAAGGTCCGCTCGATCGACCGCAGCGGTGCCAGGGCGCGGTCTGATACCATGGGAAACTTCCCGCCAGACCTGAACAGGGCGAAATACGGGATGCCCCGCATGACCATGCGCCCCTGCTCGCTATCCCATACCTGATAGGTCTGCTGCGGCGACTGGACGAGCCGCCGCAGGTCCGCCAGCCGCTCAAACGGTGAGAACACGAACGACGGCGTGATCGGCAGGCGCCGCTCCTCACGCTTGCGGGTGCGCGCGTTGCGCACAGTCGTCACCTCGGTCGGCGTCCAGGCCTCGAAGCCCGCCTCACTCAGCGCGGTGCAGAGCGGTATGGTGCGGCTGGGAGCGGTTCGCAGAATACACCAGCCAGTCATTCGTTATCTTCCCCCTCGGCCGTCAGCAGGCCGGTCTTCACGTTCGACAGAAGCGCCTTCAGTTCATCCTGCGGCACAGGCTCAGCGGGCGGCGTCCATTCGCGCTCGTGCAGCCATATGAGCTGACGCGCCCGGCTCTTGGCGTGGAGCCGCACCGACCCTTGGCGTATCGCCTCGGTACGGACTTCGGCCGGTGTGGGCAGGAACTTCTGGGTGCGGACGAGGACGACGAACGCCGCCCGCAGGTCGGGCAACGGCAGGTCGCGAAGCGCGATCCAATACAGCCGAAACCGCTCCTTCGCCTCCGCCACGCTCAGTTTCGGCTGGGCGGTTGCCAAGGCCAGACGGGTCACCAGCGTATCGACCTGCTCGACCTTCGGCAGTTCCGGCTCTGGGGTTTCAAGGAACTCCCGCAGCGCGGCGGCACTGTTCGGGCCAATGACCGGGCTATCCCCGCTGAGCAGCAGCGCGCTCAGCCTCGCGCTCAGTTGCGGCGCGGCTGTAGGGACTACGGTATTCGTCGTCGCTGGCAGTTGGTCGGTCATTGCGTGTAGCCTTGGGTTCGAAGACGCCGGTCCAGTTGTTCATTGTCGAGGTGTTCAAGACGTCGCCCGGGTCGTGGCCTGCCGCCCGCCAGCGATCGAGCTTGTCGACGATCAGGTCGACCGCGCCGGGCGAAGGCCACGCGCCTTTGCGGTTCCGCATATCGAGAAACGCCGCCCACGCTTCGGCTGGCATCCAATCGGGAACTGTGAACTCGGAAGCCGATTTGCTCGCGCGCTTAGATTTAGCGTCAGCTAAATCTCTAATGACGGTTCTTGACGGTTTGGGTGGCAATTTGCCGGGGGTTTTCGTCGTTTTTGCCGGGGGGGCAGATCGCCGGGGTGGCGATTTGCCGGGGGTCCGACGTTCCCCGAAAAAGTATCGATTGCCCTTCCCCACCACTTCTTCGCGGCGGATGAAGCCAGCCGCCTCAAGGCCGCGCAGATTGCGCTGGATGGTGCGCGGGTCGCTGCCGCACTTGCGGGCCAGCGTGGCGATGGATGGCCACGCTTCTCCCTCGTCGTTGGCACAGTCGGCCAGCGCCAGAAGGATCAGCTTATCCTTGGCAGGCAGGTCCATGGCCCAGACCTTGGTCATGACGGCGATGCTCATTTCAGCACATCCAGCGGCGGCAGGCCTCTTTCCTCGCGCATCAGCCGCGCACGGGCCTTGACCCGCTCTCGGTCGTTGAGCGCGCGGAAGTGAGCCAGTTCCCTCCCGCAGTCCGAGACGGTCGGGGCTGACGACGTTTCGGGTTCCACTGGCCGCTCGGTTTCGACCGGGCGCGACCGCGCGAACGGCCAAAGCCAGCGCAGCACCCTTGCCCCGGCTGGGAGGTTGCGAGCGGCGGAATCCCCCGCCGCTCGCGATTGTGCGACCCCCAACACGGCTTATTCCGGCGTGCCGAACAGAAGCGGCAGTTCGGTTTCGACCTTCGCCCGTTCGCAGGACTCGTCAAACGCGTGGTCGAACGTCCGGTCGTGGCGCCAGAGGTCATACCAGAACACGATGCCGCCGGGCGTCTTGCGATACCGAAGGCGCGCGGCCAGCCGGTAGAGCGGGCCGTTCGCGAACACTGGGATGGCGATCAAGAAGAGACTGGGCACCCGCAGTGGTTCGCCGTTCGCGTCCGTATGCTCGGATTGAAACAGCATTTGCGTTTCGCCGCTGGCGAGCTTGATAACCTCCCGCACGGCCGAATTTTCGTTGACCTGCAGGCCGCGAGACAGTTCGACCAGCCGCTGCGGGGTGGCAATCAGCGCCTCACCGCCTCCCGCCGCAATGAACTTGCTAAGGTCTTCTGAAAGTTCGTCTTCCCCGGCGATCAAGTGCAGAACGTCGATAATGCGGTCTTCAAGAAACTCGGCGAATTCCGCCATGGGCATCGGGGTGGCGTTCTTGCCCAGCCAAGCTTTCCACTCGTCGGAAAGCGGGAACGGGAACGCGCCCCGATGTCGCCCGAAGCGTGGCGGAGAGTCCGCTCCGGCCGGGTGGTAGTCCAGCACGGAGATGATCGACGGGAAGGCTCGATCGTTGTTCGCGAAGAGTACGCTACCCTCGTCCTTAAAGCGGTTCGCGTGTTCGATCAGGCTCTCAATCGTGAGGAACTGAGCAGTGCCCCGGCGGGCGAGAGGCGCCTTGCGGAACGGGTCAAAAGCTTCGGCGGGCACAGGCTTCACGCCGTTAGCATGCGCTGTGAACAGCGCGATGGTGCCCGACGAAGGTTCTGTCAGGCTTACATATTCTGGCCGAACGTAAGCTTCGACCAACTCCCGCGCTTCCGCGATCGGGCCTTTTTTCTCGATATCCATTGGAAGGTTCTCCACTTTCTACAGGGTGTCAGACGTCGCGCGGCCGGGAGTGCGAGGCACCGCTGGCGTCGCGGATCCCGAACAGCTGTTGCTGGCCGGGGCGGGTGCGGGTGAAGCGGTGGTCTTCGGTCGTCCAAAGGATCGACTTCGGGCGCCGGTGCGCGGGCTCTGTCACCTTGAAGGCGGCCTTGATTTCGGTCGCCTGACCCTCTTGGACAAAATCCAGGGTGATTGTGACCTTGCCTTTGGACTTCCCGCCGTTGTCCCACGCGTATTCGTTCAGCGCGGCGGAAAGCTCCTTGATCGCGCTGTAGCAATCCGCGTCGAACTGGCCGTCTTCAAGCGTTCGGACGAACTCGCCGAGGGTGCTGCAGGCGCCGGGCACATGGCCCCCGTCGGCAGCGCGCGTCGGCTGGTCAATTATGGTATCCGCCGGGGCGGGACGCTCATTCATTGTATCGCCTCCATTCTGCGCGCACGTCCAGCCCGGTGCGCTTCAGGCATGGGGAAGCGCCTCCCGGAGCCAGCCGAGAACGCGCATCCCAATCGGGTTTGCGGCCTTCGGGGCCGGTCAGGCGGCCTTCGACTGCGGCGGTTCGCCGTCAGCCGGGGCCGTGCCGTAAAAGTCGTTTGCGGTGACGACGCCGCCGGTCGCCTCGGCGATCAGGGGCATTGTCTCTCGGTCAGGAATTCGGTCGCCAGCCGCATAGCGGCGAATAGCCTCGGCCGTGCGGTCGATCCTGCGACCGAATTCGGCGTTGCTCACGTTGTTCTCTTTCAGCCAATCGCTGAGCCGCATGGGGTCGTTCTCCTGTTAACACCATTATGGTGTTCTGTCTCGATATAAGTCAACACCATTTTGGCGGCTGGTGTTGCGGCACCAGATTGGTGCAACCATGTGAGGTGAGCAGCGCGAACAACATAGAGCGATTCCGCAAGGAGCTAGGCTGGGCACGCCCCAAGCTGGCCGAGCGGATGGGCACGTCTCCGCAGCAGGTGGAGCGGCTGGAAAAGGGGCAGCGTAAGCTGTCGCAAGAATGGATCGACCGGGCGGCTCAAGCGCTAGGCGTTGAGCCAGCCGCGATCATCACTCCTATGGCTGACAACGATTTGCAGATCATGGTCGATACAGCGGTGTTCAACGAGCCCGCCGTGGGATCGGCCGATATCGTCACGCTGCAGAAGCTGGACCTGTCGCTTTCAATGGGGCCTGGCACGCTGATCGACGATTGGGTCGAGGCGGAGCCCGTCGCGTTCGATCGGGCGTTCCTGCAGGCGATCACGCGGGCGCCGACGAACCGGCTGAAGCTCGTCAGCGGCATCGGGGACAGTATGTATCCCACGCTGAACTGGGGGGATGCGATCATGATCGACACCACAGACAACCGCCTTGCACGGCAGGACGGCATCTACTGGATCAATCTCTATGGCGCGGCGGGCATCAAGCGCCTGCGCACGGTCGGCGAAGGTCGAGTGCTGGTGAAGTCGGACAATCCGACCGTGGACGACCAAGAGGTCGATGCCGACGACTTGCGCATTGAGGGACGGGCAATCTGGGTTGCGAGGGGGCTATAATCGCAGTCTGGATAGGGGGGGATATGAAGGCAATTTCGATGATATTCGCGGCAGTTCTTTTGGGCGTCAGCGGCTCGGCGGCCTCGCAATCTTCACGTGGCCTCACCGCAAATGACTTATATAGTATTTGTCAGTCTAATCGTAACGTTTGCATGGCCTACGTTCGAGGCGCTGTCGAAGGGTACCAATGGTCTGCCACTGTTCACAACAATAAGGACTTGTTTTGTCTGCCGACCGGTCATGATTTCGGTCAGGTAACCGACGTGGTGATAAAGAGTCTGCGGGATGACCCGGCCAATCGTCATGAACAAGCGATCCTTATAGTGCTACTTTCGGTGGTCAAAGCGTTCCCCTGCGGATAGCGCAGTGACGCTTGCGCCGTTATCGTTGTCGGTCGTCGGCTCCGATTATCCGAACAAGCGCGGCCCCGGCCGGCGCTTCGAAACAGCGCTGTGTGAACCGGGTGAGCCGGTCGAATTGATTCCTGAGCCGAAGAACCCAGCCGACCCGCGAGCCGTGGCGGTGTTCAGCGCGCGCGGCATCCAGATCGGCTACCTGACCGCCGAGCGATGCGGGCGCATCGGCCAGCTTATTCGACAGGGTGTGGAGGTGCGCGCAATCTTCCAGCAAGCCACGCCCCGGGGGGCCATCATTCGCGCGGCCTTCGACGGTGAGCCGCCAGAGTTACCCACGCCACACCAGCCGAAGGCCCCTGCCGCCCCCGAATTCTGGCCGGACGAGGTGTGGCCGGACGAATAGCACCATAACGGTGTTGACACGGTAACACCGTTATGGTGTTTATGGCTCCACCCCGCACCAGTGCGGACGATGGAGAACACCGTGCATCGCACCATTCAGACAGAGGACTTCGAGCGGGGGCTTGCGGGTATCCCCGAAGACCTCCGCGCACCGTTCCGTGATTACTACCTGAAGGGGACGCCTCCCGGCGGTTTGGCTGGTGCCATGCTCGCGGGCAGTCTCTTCGACACCTTCGACCGAGCGGCTGGCTGCAACCTTAGCGCGGAGGTGCCAGCGCTCGTCCACTTCATCAACGACCACCTCCCCTACCGCGCGTTCGGCCACCCCGAGAAGGTGCGCAGCTGGGCGCGGGGCGGCGGCCTCATGGGCCGCAGTCCGTTGGGGCGGAAAGTCGCGTGAGGTGCGCGAGAACCTCGGCCGCCAGCCTGGCGACACGTTCGGCCGCCGTGTTCGGGTCGTGCTGCGCAACGGGCGGCGCCCACCTGAAAGCTGGGCAGCAGACGGCCGGAGCGGCTGCAACTGGACGCTCAGCGGCCACCCCTTCGATATCAAGCTCTGGGAGATAGCGCAGTGATCGCACTCCTTCGCCGCGCCCATGCCGAGTTGGGCCTTTCGCGCCTGATCGCCGAGGCGGTCTTCGTTCCAGCCGCAGTGCTGCTGGTCATGTTCATCCTCATGGCGGTGCCCCTCTGATGCTGCTCATTCCTGAACTGAAAACGGTTGTCATCCTGACGCCGCGCACCGGCTCCCGGGCGCTGAAGAACGCCGTGCTGGACACCTATCCCGAGGCGATGCTGATTTATCGCCACATGGAGGCCGACGGCGTGCCTCACGGCTATGATCGCTGGCGCAAGGTCGGGATTGTCCGCAATCCGGTCGAGCGGCTCTGGTCGCTCTACAAGTACCTTCAGCGCATCGGGCTGGATTGGTGCCTTCAGCATGACGCGGCCTATACGGCGGACCTGCGGGCGAGCGTGGAAGTGCCGTTCGAAGAGTGGCTTGTTCGCAATGAGGTGCCGTTCACGACGCCTTATGACCGCGCGGGGCTGGGGCGGTACTTCGCGCCCTACACCGTGCGGCACCCACTGCCGGAGAACCGCAAGAGCCAGTTCATCTATCTGCGGCCTGACCTCGGCACGGAAATCTGGCCCTACGCGCGGGCGCACGAACTGCACGGCCTGCTGGGCGTGTCCGGCGCGATCAAGCGCGAGAACGGAACCCCCAGCCTGACCGCGCCGCGCATCCAATCCGACGAAGCGGTCGAGTACCTCTATCGCTGGTTTGATTGGGATTTCCGGGCCAGCGGGTCGGGCGCTGCCTTTCTGACCATGCCAGCCGCACGGCGGCACCTCGAACGCCACCCCCCAGCCGCCTCTGATGCCAATTCCCCCCGGGCATCGGCTCCGTCAACCGCGCTGCCCTCAGAGGCGGGGCAGCGCACCCTCTTGAACGACGACGAAATCGGAGCGGCGATCGATGGCTGGTGCTGACTCACCCATCCTTCTTGGGCGATACGAGATACGGGGCCGGCAGAACTCCGCGCGCCTTCGCCAGGAGGGGTGCAATCTCGCTGTCTGCGATTTTCTGAATGATATTGCGGGCAAGGTCTGCTTCGAAATCGACCTGCCGAAAGCCGATCGTAAAGTCGATTTCGTCAAGCCAACGCACAATCGTTCTCAGATAGGAAAACTGTTCAATCGTTGGATTTCGAAACCTGCCGATAAGCAGGCTCAACTCTACGCCATCCGCGTGAACGCGAGCCCAATGGTCTTCGACCTTTTCCACAATCACATCGTCAAATTTCAAATGGACTTCGAGCTGGAGAAGAAGGTCGACTACAGCGCGCTTAATGCGCTCATCGGCTTTCCAGTCCCGATGACGTTCGATGGAATAGGCCACTGCGACCGCGCCGATAACTCCAACAAGAGATCCTGCGAAACTCAGGAAATCGCCCGGCCCAACAGAACTATTGCTGAATTGGAAACTAGCGAAAACTGCCAACAATGTGCCGCCGGCCAAGAGGCCGCCGAGCGCGCTCAGGCCGATCGTTTCTATTCTTTCCCTCATTCTCGGGACAATCACTCAGCTTCATCGCGTACGCAAGTGGAGGCAACATCAATCAATCACGCGGCAACTCGTGGAACGGTCGCTCGATCAATTGCTGACGGCTGCTACGTCTCGCCGGTGCGCGCCTTTTGGGCAGAGCGCTACAATTCGACGGTCGCTGATTACGTCCTCACTCGCACTCACCGCTTCCCGCAGCCTGACGGCAGCTTGCTTAACTGCAAGCCCGCGTTCTGCCGCGAATGCTGGCGCGAAGAGAATCGGCACGACCATTCGATGGGGAGTGCTCGGTGACATGGCTCTACGTCCCCACCATATTCTCTCCCTCTGCTCCGGTGTCGGAGGGCTCGAACTCGGCATCATGCTCGCCCATCAATATCTGGGCCTTCCGACGCCTCGCACGGTATGCCACGTGGAGAGGGAAGTCGCTGCCGCCGCGTCTCTGGTCGCGTCGATGGAAGCAGGGTGGTTTCATCCGGCGCCTATCTGGTCCGACATGCTCACCTTCGACGCTCGACCGTGGCGTGGAAGAATTCATATCCTCGCTTCCGGCGATCCCTGCCAGGACAACAGCGTTGCCGGAAAGCGCGCCGGAAAGTCCGGCAAGCGCTTCCTCGCCCCCGAAGTCACCCGCATTGCCCGCGAGTGCCGGCCTGATCGTATCTTCCGCGAAAACGTCCCGGGGAACCTTGGCGAACAGCTCGACGCCCTCTGCCCACCACTGGAACAGATGGGCTACCGCATTGCGGTCGGAATATTCAGCTCGGCCGAGACCGGAAATACCATGCGGCGGGAGCGAGCCTTCGTCCTTGCCGAGCGAATGGGAATCGCCGTCGGTGGCGGTTACGGAAGGATCGAGGCTAACGAGGGGCGGCGACCGCTCGAACGAATTACTGCTCTCGGGGCAGGCTTTGATTGTTTCGAAATGGGCGAGCCCAAAGGCCTCGGACCCCGAGAAGGCTGGACCGAACATGCGGGGGAGCAAGGGCGACAGACCCCTACCCAGCCAAGCAGTGAACTGGGCCGGTCCCTGCGCGATGAACCACAAGGGCAGCAGCGAGGGCAGCATCATCCGGCAGGACGGCAAGTCCAGAGCGGATTTGCTGCACTATCAGGCCGAACAGCTCTTCAACCTGCTGTCATCCCCGGACCTTCAGACACTCGCGGGTGGATCGATGTCCTCGACCGATGGCCCGAACTCCAACCAGCCCTCAGTGAAGAGGAAGCTCAATCCCATCTTCGTCGAGGCATTGATGCGATGGCCCACCGGGTTGAGCGGCTTCGAGCGACAGGAAACGGCGTGGACCCAGTGGCAGCAGCGTATGCTTACCTATCTCTCGACGCTCTTCTTGCCGAGACGGCAGGCACAGGCGGAACTATTTTAATGGCGGCCCGAAACCGCATCGCCGCATGAACGGGATAATCCCGGGCGACCGGCCGGTCAGCGTCGAACTCTATCAGGGTGGCCATGCGCCTCAACTGATCGAAATCACCTATGGCGACGGTGAGCGCCTTATTCTGCGCGCCATCGGTCGGTTCTCGCCGAGAGACGTGCGCATATTGAAGAGCCTAGCGCGGTGAGCGCGGGTCTCAACACCATGAAGGACACCGCCGCATGAGCCAGAACCGCTCTTCGGCCGTCATGCAGCAGCGCAGCGAGCCGCACGACAGCCTCGACGACTTCCCGACGCCGCCTTGGGCGACCCGGGCGCTGTGCGAGTTCTTGCAAAACGGCCGCCCGTGTATGCCGTTGGACCTCTATTCGTGCCGAGAACCAGCCGCGAACCGGGGGCATATGGTGCAGCCGCTGCGGGAGTATTTCGAGAAGGTCGAGGCCAGCGACGTGCATGACTATGGGGTCGGCTTTCCGGTCGTAGACTACCTGTTCCCTAATGATCTGCCGCTGGTCGATTGGACGATCACAAACCCGCCTTTCCGGCTCGCCGAGCAGTTCATCGAGCGGGCCGCAGCGACCAGCCGCCACGGCTTCGCAATGATCGTCCGCGCGGCCTTTCTGGAAGGACAGGGGCGGTTCGAGCGCTTGTTTTCAAAGAACCCGCCGTCGTTCGTGCTGCAATTCACCGAACGGGTTGTGATGCACAAGGGCCGCCTCGCGCCCGAGGGCTCCACCGCGACTGCTTATGCCTGGCTAATCTGGATCGACGGCGTGCCGGGCACCCGCCTCCGCTGGATCGCACCTTGCCGCAAGCGCCTCGAACGACCGGGCGACTACCCAACACCAGCCGAAGGAATCGCCGAATGAGTGAGCAATCATCCGCACAGGTTGAGCCGGTCGATCTGGTAGATCGTGTCGCGAAAGTGCTGTGGGAGCAGGCCGACGACGAGGTGGGTTGGGATGCCACGCTATCTCTTGTGGCGGGTGGTGATGCTTACCTCAAAATGCAGGTAGATTGGTGCAGGGAGTCCGCCCGTCTCGCTATAGAGGTTTGCGGCCAACAATCATCCGAGCGAGAAGCGAAGCTGACTGCCGAGATAGATCGGCTGCTTGAAGTCCGCACATTGGTGGCAAAGCTATGGTGCGCCAGCGGTTGCTCATGCTGTCGCGACGACACGGCATGGAATGCCGCCTCCGCCGCGCTTGGCGATCTTTTCGACGTTCCAAAGTACGAAGACGGCTCCGGGTACGACTGGTACGCAATTCGCGACGCCGCGGCCACCCAAGCCTCAGGAGGCAGCGATGAATCATGAAGCGCCAGCTGACCGGCTCCTTCGACTTACTCAGGTCATCGAGCTTGCTGGAATCGGAAAGACGATGATTTATCGCCTGATGCGCGCTGGCCTATTCCCGCAGCCTTACAAGCCGGGAGGATATTCCAGCCGATGGAGCGAGTCCGAGGTTCTCGCATGGCGTGAGACGCAACGGAGGGCGGCGTAGCTTTGCCGGCGGATCAACACGCCGAGATCCCCAATTTCGGGTGAGAGAGAATTCGTTCGACGCTTGATGGCCGCCTGCCTCGTGGTTGTATTTTGTCGTATCGTGACCATCTACAAAGCATCGGTGGCAATCTCCGCGTAAGCGGCACCGACTGAGAGACAAGGGGCTCCCGCTTACGAAGGAGCACACCATGTCGCGCCAACTTCATAAAGCAGTAGATGCATGGGAAAACGAAGGAGGCAAGCTGCTTCCGTCTTCCGATGACGAGTCATGGGGGCTCTTACAGTTTCTGACCGGAACGTATGTCGTCGATGGTCTCGCATACGCGACCCTGTCCGACGCTGCATCAAGGACCAACGCTCTTCACGCTGGCACGCCATGAGCGCACCTGACCTGGGCGAACCAGCCTACTTCAGCGTTCTGACGTTCGCCGCGGGCATGCTTCTTCTAATTTGGTGGATGATCTGAACGCTCGGGGATCACGCGAGGCTTAGCTGCGCCCCGGTCCGTTCGCCGCATAGCGAATCGGCTGGCCGAGGTGGATTTCGGGCGGCCAGAAGTCGCCGACCAGCAGATCAGCCCACGCCTGAGCAATCTCTCTGCGCCGAGGCATGAAAGACGCGCGATTGTATGCGCTCTCGATCTTGTCCTTAGGCACGTGCGCCAACATCAGGTCGATGATCTGCCGATCGGGCGACGCCCCGCTGTTTCCAGCCGCACGCCATTCGCGCTCGAACTTCTCATTCATGATTGTGCTGAAGGCCGCGCGAAAGCCGTGCGGTACGTGCCGCTGATAGTAGCCGGCGCGGATAAGCAGCGCGCGCAGAGTGTTCTCAGAAATCGGCTTGTGGGGATGGCGTTCGCCGGGAAAGAGCAGCGCCAGGTCACCGCTTAGGCGGCGCACAACGCGCAGCACGTCCACGGCGTGACGGGATAGCGGGACAAGGTGATCGCCCCCAGCCTCAGCCTTGCGTTCGTCATCGCCTTTCATACGCGCGGCAGGGATGCGCCAGAGGGGCTCGGCCCCGTCCAGATCCTCGAATTCCTCCCATGCGGCGAAGCGCAACTCGCCCGGCCGAACGGCCGTCAACGCCAGAAACCGGAGCGCCAGCTTGGTCAGCGCGCGGCAACGCTCTGCCTCCGCGTCGATCAGCATTTGCTGCACGGCCTTCAATTCAATCAGCGCAGGCTGGGGCTTTGATCTGGGGATAGGTGCCAGCGCCTTGCCCAAGCTAGCGGCCGGGTCGGCGTCGGCCAACCCGGACGCGATGGCATAAACGAACACGGACGAGCAGCGTGCGCGTATCCGGTGCGCTGTCTCAACGGCGCCCCGCTCTTCCACCCTCCCCAACACCTCCAAGAGCTTCGGCGCTTTGATCGCAGTGATCGGCAGGTCGCCAATCTCTGGGAATACATTCTGCTCCAAGCTGGTGATGACGTCAGCGGCGTGAATTGGCGACCAGCGCGGCCGCTGTTTAGACCACCACGCCCGGGCGAGTGCTTCGAACGTGTTGGACTGCGCGACCACGTTGGCAAGCGTGTCCACCTTGCGCTGGACGGACGGGTCCACACCCTGCCGCAGCAATTCCTTTGCCTCGTCGCGCCGCTTGCGAGCCTCGACCAGCGTGACGGCCGGATAAGCGCCGAACGACAGCGTCTTTTGTTTTGGCTTCGCGCCGGGCGCGGCCTTAACGCTGTAGTTCATGCGCCAGAGCTTTTGGCCGCTGCTGCTGACCAGCAGATATAGCTGCCCTGAATCACCGAGCTTGTAAGCCCGCGGCTTCGCCTTGGCCGCTTTGATCTTCGCGTCGTTGAGTGCCATCGCCCCGATACCATGCCTCGCACGACCCAATGCCAT